GGTGATCGTGATTACCCAGAAGGGCCGCGACCCGCACACCCACCGGGTCGCGGCCCGCCAACCCTTCCCCGTCTCCGTGGTCCACGCCCTGCACGAGGAGGTCGGGGGCTACCCGCTCTGGGACGTCTGCGCCGAGGCCCGCCAGGTCTGGCCGATGGTTCGGGGCCAGTACGTCACTTTCAACCACCAGGAGTTTCTCCACTGTCCCCACCGCCTGGAATACACGCTGGACTACCTGGAGCTGACGCGCCCCACCCTGGCCCTGGGGAACCTCCGCCGGTTTGGGCGATTCATCGGCGAGCACTTCTACCAGACCGACCGCGGCCGGCCAGAGAGTGATGCGGTTACCGAACGGCTCCGCCGGCGGGCGGGCTACCTCGCCGCGGCCGAGGCGGAGATGGCGCCCACCGTGCACTGGCTCTACTGGGAGCCGGCCCAGCAGCCCGGGGAGTGCCCCTTCATCGAGGACCTCTTCTTCGCCCGGCGGGACTGGTTGGAAGACTTCCAGATCCTCGGGCACGCAGAGGACCTGATCTTTCAGGACGTGTACGACCTGCTCGGGGCGGCCTGGGAGCGGCTGGGCAGGCACGGCCTCCAGCCCGACTGCGTCCGGCTGGACCTCGATACCCACAAGGCCCTGCACCTCTGGCACCCCTGCGAGTTCACGAGCTTCCGCGCCGACGTGCGGGACTGGTTCCTCTCCCAGCCCGAGCGGTGGGGGCGGACGGCGTTTGCCAGGGCCGACCTCTGGGACCGCCTGGTCGGCCGCAACGGTCACTCCGGCTGGACCCGTGATGAGCACGCCGTGTGGTGCTTCCGCCGCGGGCGGGGCGGGACCGTCAGCCGCTACGTGCAGGGACTCGACCGCTGGCTGAAGACCCCGGCCGGCCAAGCCCAGGCACGGAGGGCGACACCATGATTCAAGGCGGTTCCCAACCACCCCTGGCCCAGGACGAGTGGGTGCTGGCCAATTCCGAGGGGCCCGGCTTCTTCGTCGAGGCCGGCGCCGGGGACGGGGTGCACCTCAGCAACACGATTCGGCTGGAGGAAGCCGGCTGGACCGGGCTGTGCGTTGAGCCGAGCCCAGACTACGCCCAGCTCTGCCGCAATCGCACCTGCCGGACGGACCCCCGCTGCCTGATGGCGGCATCAGGACACCGTGTCCGGCTGGAGGTAAACCCGGATCGCCTCTTGTCCAAGGTTTCGGCCGAGGGGACTGAGTGGCGAAGCAGTGTCTCTCTACTGGATTTGTTGCAAGAGCACGACTGCCCCCGCCAGATCGACTACCTCAGCCTGGATGTCGAAGGCGAGGAGACGCGGATTTTCGGAGCGTTCCCCTTCGGCGCCTATCGGTTCCGGTTGATGACGGTGGAGCACAACTACGTCCAGGCGGAGGAACTGCGGGCGATACTGACGGAGCACGGCTACGAGCTGGTGAAAACGGTTCTCTGGGAAGACTTTTGGAGGGACGCCAGATGACCTTCGTAACCGCGTTGATCTACGGCGGCGCCGGCCCCGAGGCCCAGTGGTTGCGGGTCTCGGTGCCGTCGTTTCTCCACCACTGCGCGGGCGAGCTGCTCGTGCTCGACAACACGCCGGACTGCGATCCCTACGGGGGTCTGGAGTGGCTGGCCACGCTGCCGCGGGTGCATATCAGCAAGAGCACCCGGCCGGTCTGGCGGGACGGCCGGCGACGGCACGGGGACGGCTACCACGGGTGCCTGGAGTGGGCCCGGGACAACGGCTTTCGCGTCATGGTCAGCCTGGAGGCGGACTGCGAGGTGACCGGCGACACCTGGCACCGCCGCTTGATCGAGGCGGTCGAAGAGGGGGCCTGGTTCGCGTCGACCTACCGTTGCAGCTACGGGCCGCTGCACCACTTCCCGGCGGCCTACGACACCCACGTCGACTGGTCTTGCTGGGACTTCAACCAGGAGCCCAAGCCGCGGGAGCACCTCGACGATCCCCGCTATGCCGCGCTGGTCGACCTGGAGGCGATGCGGAGGATGTGTACTCACCTGGCCCACACCGAGGCCGGCCGCGAGAACCACTGGCGGTGGTTCTCGACCACCTGGGACGTCGGCCAGCGGCCGTGGTTCGAGGCCGCGCTGGCCGGCAAGGCGCAGCACGTCCACTGCAATCAGAGGCACGACGCCGGCATCCATCACTACTGGGGCGGGTCGCGGCGCGATCCCCCCGCCGAATTTGTGGAGCGGTGGCAGTGAAGACGCGGCCGATCAAGTTGGTCTTTCCAGTGGGCGGCCTGGTCCGCCGATGGTCGTACCAGGCGCAGCCCCCCTACACGACGCCCGTGGCGATGAACGTCTGGCCGATCGGCCCGGCGAACATGCGCCTCCGCGGCGCCCGGCGGGCCGGAATGGAGAAGATGACCGGCGGCAGCGCCGGGGGAAACCACTTCCGCTGCCTCGCGCCCGTCCCCAAGGCGGACGACTCGGACTACACCTACCGGCTGATGTGTGCCGCCGGGCAGAAGTGGTACTACCCCGTTAACGGCGGCACGATGACCGAGTGGGTCACCGGCACCCTGGCCAGCTCGACCGGCCGCGTTGGCTGGGCGGTAATCGACTCGCTGCTCTATTACCTCGACGCCGGCACCTTCAAGAAGATGGACCCCTTCGCGCCGAGCCTGGCCAACCTGGTCGCCGCGGCCGGGGCCCTGCCGACCGACTGCGACCTGCTCTGCCGGTACAACGGGCGTCTCACCGCGGCCCCATTCCGCGGCCAGCTCTGGTACATGGCCCGCCAGTCGGACCCGACCGACTGGGACTACACGGCCGATTCCGACGATCCCCAACGGGCTGTCTGGAGCGCCTCCTGCGACCTGGGGAGCCTCCAGGACCCGCTATGCGCCTTCGCCCCGCTCGGTGACACGGAGCTGGTGTTCGGCTGCGACAACTCGATGTGGGTGCTAAGAAACGACCCGTGCTGGGGCGGGGCGATCGACAACGTCAGCCGCGAGCTGGGAATCGTCGGCCCGGATGCCTGGTGCTACACGCCCGACAAGAGCCTCCTCTTTGTCGACTTCTCCGGGGTCTACATCCTGCCGCCCCGGGCCAACAGCCCGCAGCCGTTCAGCCGGGAGAAGCTCCCCTCGGATCTCCGCAACATGGACCCGGGCACCTACGACGTGGTCCTGCGGTACGATCCGCAGCACTTCGGATTTCTCCTCGGCTTGGTCCCCTTGACCGGGGCGAGCGAGTCGGACCCGGGTGAGCATTGGTGGATTGACTGGCCAACCCAATCCTTCTGGCAGATTTCCTTTCCTACCGCCAAGACGCCAAGGTTCTACGAGGAATTCCACTACGAGGCAGGCACCGATGACGTGCTGGCGCTGGGCTGCGAGGATGGCGTCCTGCGGATGTTCGACGACGATGGCGACGACGACGGTGACGACGTGACCGGCTACTGCTCGATCGGGCCGTTCCAGTTGGGCGACGCCTACCATGAGGGGATGCTCCGGGAGCTGATCGGCGTCTTGGGCAAGACCTCGGGGGATCTGACCTGGAAGCTGTTCACCGCGGACGACGCCGAGACCTGCGCCCTGGCCTCGACGGCAAAGGATACGGGGACCTGGAGTGGCGGGCGCAACCGTTCGAAGCACCCCCGACGGCGCGGCCAAGCCGCCGTCTTGCAACTTTACGGGACGGAGTGCTGGGAGTTCGAGCAGGCCGTGGCCGTCCTCACAACCCTGGGAAAACACAGGTGAGACGATGCCGATTGAAGACCTGCGGCGGGTGGTTGCCCACGCCGACAATCCGGTCGAGCTACAGCGCGCCCTGGACGCCCTCGCATTGCAGCAGCACCGGCTGTACAAGCTGTTCAAGCAGCTTGAAGCCGAAGACGAACTGAACACGATGGCGATCCAGAACGCCGGCGACGTGAGGATCGGGGGCGGCGAGATTGCCTGTTCCAAGCTTGGGCTTTCGGTTGATCCGGTCGCCCAGCAGGCGCACATTGCCGATCCGGCCGGCGGAGGCACACAGGACACCCAGGCGAGGTTGGCAATCGTCGCCATCCTCGCTGTCCTCGAGACCTTTGGTTTCACGGCGACCAGCTAGGAGGATGGGAGATGGCCCGATACCGGACGACTGCCGCCCAACCGGCGGCGACCACCACACGGAAACGCCAGCCGATCTACGCCCCGGGGTCGACGGGGGGAACCTACCCGTCGGCGCAGATGCCCGACCTAGACCTGGCCGCCAGCGCCGTCGGTCTGCCGGGTGGCGGCGGGCGCTGGAACACCTACGGCGGCGGGCAGGGCCAGCAGCAGTATTTTACCGACCCAAACCGGCAGGTCGGTTACGCCGGCGGGTCTGGGAGCTGGACCAACACCGCGTATAACCAATCCAGAGCGACTCCACCGCCTGGTTACAGCCAGATTCCGGGGCAGTCACCCCAGGAGATTCCCGGCGGCGGGACTAGCTCCACGGCGGGCCAACCCTCCTTCTACTCGCAGTTGTTTGGGAGCTACCAGGACGCCTGGAACCGGGCGGCCGCCACCAACGAGGCCCGCTACGGGGACATCCTTGGAGGCCACCGCGACCGCTACGGCACCGGCATGGAATTGGCCGAGAGCCGGTACGGCGCGGCAATGGGCCTGGTCGGGCAACTCGGCCAGGCGGAGCGGGCCGAGGTCAACCGGATCTACGACGCGAGGGAAGGGCAGATGATGCAAGACCTGGCCTCCAAGGGCCTGGCGACCGGTTCCCTGGCCTGGGGCGTGGGCCAGGGCGTCGACCGCGAGCGGAGCCGGCGAATGCAGGAGGTTGAAGAGGGACTCACCCGCGAGAAGCTCGCCCAGCACGGGGCCCTCTCCGGCGACCTGCTGTCCACGCACATGCAGGGAGCCGGCGACACGCTGGGGTTCATGGAACGGCGCACGGACGAGTACCCGAGCTTGACCGACATGTACAACATGGCGATCAAGCTCGGCGAAATGGAAAGCGGCCGCGGGGGCGGCGGGTCGGGGGTGCAGTTTGCTTCGCCCAGCTCCTACGGCTACCAGGTCCCGGGACAGGCTTGGGGAATGGGTGGCGCCAACACCGGCTATCAGCTCCAGGGCGGGGGCCGGCAAGGCTACGGGTACGGCGACCTCCAGGCCGCCACCCGATCGCTCAATGCGGCCGGCCAAAACCCGCAGGAGTGGCGACGGCTGATCGAGCAGGGCACCGATCCCCGCATGGTCCGACAATTCCACCAGCTCCCGGCGGAGACCCAGAGGACGATGCTGGCCTACTACTACCAAACCGGGGCGGGGAGGGGTTAGCCTATGGCGATCACAGTCAAATATGCCCCCGTCGCAAAGCTGCTCGGCGCGGCGGGCCTGGAGATCGGCCGAGGCGCCCGCGCCGAGCGCGACCTCGATCGGGCCCGCCAGGACGCCCAATTCGCCGCCCGGATTGCCGAGCAGCGGCGCCGCGACGAGCTGGTCGCCGCCCAGCGGGCCGCTGCCCAGCGGGCCGGCCTGGCTGAAGCGGGGATGCGGACCCGTGGTCGCTTGGCCGAGACCGCGATGCGTGCCGACCAGGCCGCCCAGGCGGCCGCCGCCGAGCGGGCCCACGACATCGCCACGATCCAGGAGCGGGGACGGGTCAAGCAACAGAACTTCACCGCCCAGCAGAAGGCTGAGTGGGACCGCAGCGAGCGGGCCCTAATGTGGCTGCGGGGGCCCGAGGCGCGCAAACAATACCGGCCGGCGGAAATCGAGCAGCTCGAGTGGATGATCCGCCAGCAGATGCTCGGGATTGCCAAGCCGCTACCCGAGCGGCCCGATCGAGACCCGCCCACGATCGAGGAGCTGAACCAGTCGGGCCGGGCGAGGATTCCGGATGGCTGGGCTGTAGTCCCCAAGGCGGACCAGTCCCTGGAGATCCGGCCGCCCGACGAGAGTAAGACGGTGGGCTACCTCCGCCAGAAGCAAGAGGGCGACCAGCAAGCGGCCGAGGCCAAGGCGGCCGCCGAGCGTCAAGCCGCCCGCCAGGAGGCGTTTCGACAGTTCTACGCGCAGGGCAAGATCACAGCCGAGGGGACCAAGGCCGCCTGGGCCAGCGTCGACGAGGCATACAAGGTCTTCGAGCAGATCGAGGGGAAGGTCCCGGCACCCGTCGCTCCGCAGCTCCCTACTGCGGACCAAGGCGCCGCCGAGCCGCAGATCCAGCTACCCAACGACCCGCATGAACTCGCCGGGATGGTGCGGGAGACCTACATCGACCTGGCACGGCGCGACCGGCCGGCCGACGACGACGAGGTGGAGGCGGCCAAGCGGCTGTGGATGCACTTGCGCCAGAAGAGAGCCCAGGGACAGTGGGACCAGTGGGACGCGGCCACGGCCGTCCAGATCAGGGAGGTGATCCAGAGTGGCCAGCGCTGACGCCTTTTTGCGGGAGATCGACCAAGCCCTCCATGAGCCGCTCGGCACCCCCGAGCTGCTGGCGGAGATCGACGAGGCCCTGGCCGAGCCGGTCCAGCAGCCGGCCGCCCCCGTGGAGGAGCCCGCGGGCCCGGTGAGGCACCCGCCGGAAGTCGCCGCCATGACCGGCGAGGAGGCCGCCCGCCGGCAGCGGTTCTCCGACATCGGCTACCGTGCGGCCAGGGCGCAGGCCGTGGGTATGCCCAGCGACGAGGAGCTGGCCGTCGCCGAGAAGCGGCGCCGGGCAGAGGCGGAACGAATCCAGCGGGCCGCCCGCCAGCGGGCCGGCTTCGTCTTCGGCCGGGCCCGCCAGGTCAGCAGCATGGAGGACGCCGGCAGCCTGGCGGACATCGGCCGGGCCTACAAGGCCGCCTTTAATGAGGAGATCCCGCCCCAAAGCCGACAGCAGTTTCGAGAGCTGACCGAGAGCTACCGGGAGGCCCGCAAGTTCCTGAAGCTGTTGATCGACGACCGCCCCCGGGCCCTGGAAATGGCCCTCAAAGTGCCCGAGCAGCAGCGGCAGGTAATGGTCGCGGCCGTGGCCGATGTGGCCAAGGACGAGGGCCGCCGGGCGGGGATGGGGCCCCTCGAGCGAATGACCCGGGCGGTCGGCAAGGGGGGCGGGGAGTACGTCGAGTCGCTCGTGGAGCTGGCCGACCGGACCAACACGACCGAAGACTGGATGTTCTTCGAGGACCTGAAGGCGGCCGTGGAGTACGGCGACCCGCTCAAACAGCAAGAGGACTGGTTCCTGCACAACTGGTTTATCGGCGCCGGCGAGCAGGCCGTGCCCTTCGCCATGTTCATCGCCGGCGGCCAGGCGGCCGGCGGCGTGGCCCGGGCGGCCGGGGCGGGCGTCAAGCTGGCCAGGGCGGCCACGAGCGTGGGAGTCGCCGCCACGGTCTATCCCCAACAGTACCGCCAGACGCGCCATGACCTGATCCGCATGGGACTGCCGGAGGACCGCGCCAACGGCTACGCCTCGGTGGCGGCGACAGCGATCGGGCTGGTCGAGTCGATCCTGCCCAACCCGGTCAGCCCGATCCACGTGGCCGGCCGCCAGGCGGCGATCGCCGCGGTCCGCCAGTACGTCGCCGGAGCTGCCATGCGCGGCGTCGTCGAGCTGACCGAGGAGTATCTCCAGGGTGTCACCGAGCAGGCGGTCAAATCGGCCGCCCAGGCCTGGGAGACCGCCGATCCCACCGGCGGCTTCGGGGCACAGCTCGTCGCCGCCCACCAGGAGGGCTGGAGCCAGGGCAAGGAGGCCGTGGGTCCGCTGGCGGTCCTGATGGGTGTGGGCGGGGCTCCGGGGGCGATGAGCTTTGCCTCGACCATCGGGCCCTCGCTGCACTGGCTCCGGCAGCAACCCCGCGTGCAGGTCCCCGAGCAGCCCACCCAGGCGCAGCAGGAGGCCCTCGCGGCGGCCGCCGAGAAGGAGCAGCCGAGCCGGGGGGACCTCGAGCGCGCCGGGATCAAGGGAACCTCGGCGGAGATCCGCCGGCAGTTGGCCGAGATGCTCCGGGGCCTGCGAGAGCGGTGGCAAGCCGGGATGGCCCAGGCCGCCGAGGCGGGGGCACCGTTCCCGCGGGGGCGAGCCGAGGGCCCGCCCGTAGCGCCCCCCCCACAGGCCCCGCCGCCGCCAGCAACAGGAGCGACCCCCCATGCACCACCGCAAGAAACGCCGCCCCCAGCGGCTCCCGCTCCAGGTCCCACCCCAGCCGGTCCGGCGCCGCCTCTGGCTACCGAACCGCCGGCGCCGCCCCAAGTCGAACAGCCGGTACCGCCGGGGGCTCCCGCCCCGGCCGCGGGCCCCGCCTTTGTTCCCCCGGCCGGCCAGGGCGCCTTGCCGGGCATGGAAGAGGACGTTCGGGAGAGTGAGCGACGGCGGGCCTTTGCCGGCCCCTGGATCGAGGAGCTGACCGAGATCGGCGGGGCAGACTGGGCCGAGACCCACCGGCCGCTATTCGGCGAGATCCTCCGCCTGGCCGAAGCTGGAATCGCCCGGCTGCACGAGGACCCCGAACTAGGCCGCGGCGAGGTGGCCGAGGAGATCTTTGACGACGTCGTCGAGCAGCTCCCCGACCCCGACGACGAGCGGGCCCATCTTGTTCTGGAGCACGCGATCGACACGGCCTTGGCCGGTCGGGAGCTGCCGGCGGCCGTCCGCCTGGCCCGCCACGTCGCCGACGCCCTGGAGGCCGGTCGCCAGTTGGACAACCGGGGCTTCTTCGAGCTGGCCGACCGGGCCTACGGCGGCACGCGGGGCGAGGGTCGCTACCAGGCCTCCGAGGCCTACGACTCCCTGGAGCTGGGGGTCAACCAGTTCATCCGCGACCACCCGGAGCGGTTCAGCGTCGGCAAGGTGGCCGATGGCCCGCAGCGGGTGATCCACTCCCTGGAGGTCTTGACCCAGCGGCTCCCACGCCAGACCGTCCGCACCGGGGAGAAGGAGCAGTTCCAGCAGTTTTCGACGCCGCCGGCGTACGCCTACGTTGTGAGTTGGTTGGCCAATATCCAACCCGGGGAGATTGCCCTGGAGCCCTCGGCGGGGACCGGCTCGCTGGTGGTCCACGCCCGCAATGCCGGCGCGGTGGTCCACGCCAACGAGATCAGCCAACACCGAGCCGAATTGCTGCGGGAGCTGGGCGCCATGGTCGTGACCCAGGAGGACGCCGAACACCTCGACAAGAGCCTCCACGGCCAGGTGCAGCCGAGTGTCGTGCTCATGAACCCGCCCTTCAGCCGGGCCGGGAGCCGGCTGGAGGGCAAGAAGGTAGCCGGGATGGACCGCCGGCACGTCGACGCCGCGCTGAAGCTGCTCGCGCCCGGCGGCCGGCTGGTGGCGATCGTGGGGGCCCCGATGCGGGGCGGCAGCAAGTTCTTCGACCACTGGCTCCAGCAGGTGAAGAAACAGCACAACGTCCGCGCCAACGCCATCGTCGGCCGGAAGGTCTACGGGCAGTACGGGACCAATTTTCCCACCCGGGTCTTGGTGATCGACAAGACCGGGCCCACGCCCCTGGGAAAAACCCGGGACATTTCGGTTGACAACCTGGAACAACTGGCCGCACAATTACAGGGGGTGCGAGATGATCGCCCAGCTCCAACGCAACCCGCTCAACGTCCTTTGCCGCCGGCTGCTCCTGGCGGCCGGCCAGGAGCCCGACCCCCAGCGGCTCCACAGCCTCGACCTGGCCCAGTGGGCGGCGGAGTCTCGGGGCGACCTCCTGCCGGAGCCGGCGCGGGACAGCCGCGACCGCCTGGCGGAGTTTCTGGCGGCCAGATCCCTCCCGCAGCCCGACCTCCAACGACTGCTGCTCCCGGGGGACGTCCAGGAGGGCGACCCCCAGGCGGGGTGCAGCGACCTGGCCAAGCGCCTGGAGGGGGTCAGCCCGGGAGCGGCGGGACTCAGCCTGCTGGAGAATCTGTACCACCACCTCCAGCACCTTCCGGGGTTCGCCCCTCAGCCGTTCTAGACGCGGGGGAGGGCCCGCCGGCGGACGTGAGCGAGACCGACATCTTCACGCCGTATCGCCCCGGGACGACGTTCGAGGGCGCGAAGGCACACCCGGCGAAGATCGAGGAATCGGCGGCGATGGGGTCGGTCAAGGCCCCGCCGATCCAGTACCAACCGAAGATCTCCGCCAAACTCCTCGAATCCGGGGCGATCTCCGACGTCCAACTGGAGGGGATCGCCTCCGCCGGGGCGGCCCACCAGGAGACGCTCCCGGCCACCGAGGGCGAGACGCCGCGGCGCCGCGGCTGGTACTGTGGCGACGGGACCGGGCTGGGCAAGACCCGCCAGATGCTCGGAATCGTGCTGGACAATTTCAACCGGGGGCGGCGCCGGGCCGTCTATTTGACGCCGTCAATGAACCTGGTCAGCGAGATCCGGGAGGAGTGGCAGGCCTTGGGCCAGGACCCCGACCAGGTGAAGCTGCCGCCGAAGGCGACCGACGCCATCGACTATCCCGATGGCACGATTGTCGTGCTGACGTACAACACGCTCAAGAACCAGGCGAAGGCGGGCAACAAACAGCGGCGGCTCGATCAGCTCCTCGCCTGGCTGCCGGAGGACTGGAACGGGGTGTTGGTGATGGACGAGGCCCACAAGATGGGCAACGTCCTCTCCATGAAGGGGACCCGGGGCCGGACGAAGCCCTCGGAAACGGCGCTGCGGGGTGTCGAACTCCAGGACGCGAGGCCCAACGCCCGCGTGGTCTATGCCTCAGCAACCTCGGCTACCAAAGTGTCCAATCTGGCCTATGCCACCCGGATGGGGCTCTGGGGCATCGGGACGGCCTTTGAAACCGTTCGGGAGTTTGTCAACCAAATCTCCTCCGCCGGGATCTCGGCGATGGAGGTGGTCGCCCGGGACCTGAAGTCGCTAGGCGGATACCTGGCCCGCAATATCAGCTACAAGGGCGTCACGTTCGAGCGGCTGGAGCACGTGCTGACGGAGGACGAGCGGGCGGTCTACGACCGGCTCTGCGACGCCTGGCAGGTGGTCCTCCGCGACGTCGGCGGCGCGCTCGAGTTGACCAACACGGGCGGCAAGCAGCGGGCAAGTGCGATGGCCCAGTTCTGGGGCGCCGAGCTGCGGTTCTTCGACCAGGTGATCACCGGCTTCCAGGCCGACGAGGTGATTCGTGCCGTTGAAAAGGACCTCAACGCCGGATACTCGGTCTGTGTCCAGTTGACCTCGACGGGCCACGCCGCCACGATGCGGGCCCTGGCAGCCCTCGGCAAGGAGGGCAGCCTGGAAGACTTCGACGCCTCGCCGCGGGACATCCTGATCGGATGGGTCCGCAGCAGCTTTCCCACCACGCAGTTCGTCGACTCGATCGACGAGAACGGCAACGAGGTCAAGGTCCCCTTGCGCGACGCGGACGGCAACCCGGTCGAAAACCCGGAGGCGGTGGCGATGCGCGAGGCCCTGGTGGCCGACTTGGAGACGATGGCCACGCCTGAAAACCCGCTGGACAAGTTCCTCTCCCACTTCGGCGAGGAGCAAGTTGCTGAGGTGACCGGGCGAACCACGCGGGTCTTTCGCAAGGGCAACGAGACGGTCCGCCAGGGGACGGGGACCGGAAAACCGGTCGGCACGGCGGCCTTCCGGGCCCGGGAGATCGAGGCCTTTCGCGCCGGCAAGAAGCGAATTTTGGTCTTCTCGGATGCCGGCGGCACGGGGGCTAGCTACCACGCGGGCCTCCAGTACGCCAACCAGCAGAAGCGGCGGCACTATCTCTTGCAGGCGGGGTGGCGAGCGGAAAACGCGCTCCAGGGTCTCGGCCGGACCCACCGGGCATTTCAGAAGCAGCCGCCCGAGTACATCCTGGTTAGCACGGACCTCAAGGCCCAGAAGCGGTTTATCTCGACGATCGCGCGGCGACTGGCCCAACTCGGCGCCCTGACCAAGGGACAACGCCAGGCGACGGGTGGTGGGATGTTCACCGAGCGGGACAACCTCGAATCAACCGAGGCGATGGACGCGCTGGTGCAGTTTTTCGATGCGATCCGCGTGCATGGCATCCCGGGATTCGGATCGGTCGAAGACTTCGAGCGGCAGACCGGACTGAAGCTGACCGACAACGAGGGCAACTCCCGGGCCACGCAGATCCCGATGAGCCAGTTTCTCAACCGGCTCCTTTGTCTGAAGATCAACGATCAGAACGCCGTCTACGACGCCTTCGAGCAGCTCTGGCACGAGAAGGTCGCTCAAGCGACCGAAGCGGGCACGCTGGATCGCGGGATCGAAACCTACCACGCCGAGGGCGGCATCACCAAGCAGCAGGACGAGGAGGTTCACCGCGACGAGGAGACGGGCACGGCGACCCGCTACGTGCAATTGACCGCCCGCCACAAGCGGCGGAGATACGGCCTGGACGAGGCGAAGCGACTCTCCGGCAGCTCCCCGACCCACCGGGGGTTCTTCACGAATACCCGCGGTGCGGTGCGGTTCGTCTCGGACCTGGGGACGATCACGACCACGGCCGCCGGGCGGACCGTCCGCCGGATCCGGGTGATCGGGCCGGGGGTCCGGGAAAACCTCACCGACGACCGCCTCGAGAAGTGGCAGCGGATCAGTGAGGAGGAGGCCCGGCCGCTGTGGGAGCAGCAGCTCCAGGAGGTCCCCGAGTGGGAGGAGAAGCAGCTCCACATGCTCGCCGGCGTCCTGCTGCCGATCTGGGACCAGATCGTCCAGGACCGGCCCAAGGTGAGCCGGTTGAAGACCGACCAGGGCGAGCAGCTCCTTGGCCTGGAGCTGGCGGCGCAAAACGTCCAGCCGACGCTGCGCAACCTCGGCCGCGGCGCGGTCTCCGAGGCCCGGGACCTGCCGGGGCTGGCCAAGCGGCTGATTCGCGGCGAGGTCAAGGTCCGCCTGGCCAACGGCTGGAGGATCCAACCGGCCACGGTCCTGGGACAGGAGCGGATCGAGTTGGTCGGGCCCCCCTCGACGATGGAGAAGAGTCTCGCCGCCGACGGTCTCTACGTCGAGAAGATCAACTTTAAGACGCGGTTCTTTCTGCCGCGAGCCGACGTGGTCACGGAGAAGGTTTTGCGGCGCGTCACCGAACGACGGGCGATCGAGGCCGTGGAGGACTTGGAGGGCGGCGAGGAGGCGATGGCGAGCAAAGGGGGCCCGGCCGAAGGCGCTGCGCAGGCCGAGGCCGTGCAAAAGCTTCGCCAGGGCGAGATTGACGCCGAGGCTGCCGCCGAATTGGCGCGGGCCGCCGGCGATGCCTTCGACACGCTGACAAAGGCGGGATTTGAGGCATTTGCCAAGGCGCTGGGCGTCACGGTCGACGGCACCAAGGCGCAGATGCTCCAGCAGCTCAACGACTTCTTCGGCCGGCTGGCGACGACGACGCGTCAAGTCGACTTCAGCCAGCCTCCCAGGGCCGCCCCCGGCACGCCGGCCCACCCGGGAATGCCGGTGCGGATGACGCCGCCCCGGCTGTTCGAGTTTGAAGCCGTCGACCAGACCGGCCAGGAGATCCGCGACGTGGTGGAGGCGCCGGACGAGCAGGCCGCCCGCAAAAAAGTGCTCGATATGGGTTATGGCCTAGCCAAAATCAAGGCGCTGGAGGCCAAGCGGCCGCCGCCCCTGGGGGCCCGCCAGGTAATCGCCACAATGGAGAGGCTCTGGGACGTGCCGATCCGTGGCGGCCGGGTCCGGGGGGGACGGGGAATCCGAGGTCTCTTCAGTCGCATCTGGAATAGGGTTCGTCTGGCGTTCAGGGAAACCGCCTCGATCGACGTGGCCTGTCACGAGGTGGCCCATTTTCTGGACCGCCAGAGCGACGTGCGAAAGGGAATCTCCGCGGAGGCCCGGGGCGAGCTGGAGTCGCTGGACTACGATCCCGAGAAACGGCGGCCGTCTGAGGGTTTTGCGGAGTTCGTGCGGAATTACCTCACCGGTGGCCTGGACCCAAACATCACGCCGGAGCAACACGCCCGGGCCGGGACCGTCAACCTGCGAGACGCGGCGCCCCGGTTCCTGGACCACTTTGAAGGCTGGTTGAGCCAGCACCCCCACTGGCAGCGCGTGATGGTGCAGACCGGCGACCTGATTACCCGCTGGCGCCGCCAGGGCGCTTTCGGCCGCGCCGCCGGCCAGATCAGCAAGACCGGGCGGCAGTCGCCCGCGATCGGGCAACCCTGGGCGCGCAAGCTGGTCAAGCAGGGGATCGACAGAGCCTACTTCGAGATGAAGGACGAAGGCTGGTACATGAAGTTGTTCGAGAAGGAGCTGCGGGCGGCGGGTTACGAGCCGCCGCCTGGTACCAGCTTTGTCGACCTGTACCGCGCCTTCATGCAGAATGGGCCCAACCTCGCGAACACGGCCATCATGGAGGGAGTCTTCACCTTAACCGGCGACATGCGGAAGATCGGCCCGAGCCTCCGTGAAATCTTCGACCTGGTCCCGCAGGCCGACTACGACGAGTGGGTCGTGTGGGCGTACTGCCGCCACGCGATCGAGTCCTGGGAGAAGGACAAGCCGCCGGGCGTGACCCTGGATGATGCGCGGGCGGTGTTCAACGAGCACGCCGGCGACGAGAACTGGACGAGGGCCGCCGATCTGCTCCGCGACTTCAACAACGCCCTGTTGGAAATGCTCGTCGACGCCGGAGTGATTGGCGTGGGGACGGCCGAGATTTTCAAGAACTACTACCGCACCTATTTGCCGCTGCACCGGGCCAAGCCGGGCGTCCGTCTGTCCGCCGCGCAGGGGAAGCGGCTGTTCGACTTGCCCGAGCCGATCAAGCGCCGGAAGGGCTCCGGTTACCAGGTGATCGACCCGGTACAGTCGACCGTCGAGCGGGCCGTCCGCTTCTACGAGCGGGCGGGCCAACAGTTGGTCGACGACGAAATGATCCGGGCGGCGCGGCGGACCAAGGCGATCGGGAAGGGAAAGTGGATCGAAAAAATCCCCGCCCCACTCCGCAAAACCAGCTTTTCGCTGTCCGAAATCTGGCCCCAGGTACGGGAGACACTGGAGGCGGCCGGCTTCGAGCGGGAAGACCTCGAAGACGTGGACACCTCCGATTTGCTGAACGTCTGGCGGCCCGACTACTGGCGGCGAGGCGGCGACCCCATCGTCCTGCACCGCCGGCAGACGCCCCAGGGCGAGGTAAAGGAGCTGTACCAGATCGCCCCGGAACTGTACCGGGCGGTGCAGGGAATGGAGTTTTTCCAGATGCCCTGGCTGTTGGATCAGACGGTCGGCGCGATGACTCGGCTAATCAAGCTGGGCGCCACCAGCCTGAACCCCTCCTTCTCCGTCCCCAACCTGGGACGTGACTACCTTACCTACTTGATGCAGCGGGAAGCCTCGGAGGGCGTGCGCGGCGCGGTCGACCCGGTGCTGATGATCGCCACGTACGCCTGGAGCGAGTTGCAGCAGCGACGCGGCAAAGAGGGCGACCCGCTCGTCCGACTCTGGCAGAAGATGGGTGGCGAGCTGAGCCAGCACCTCGGGCTCGACCGAAAGCGAATCCGGCAGGCGGTGGCCAACGCGGCGGCGGGCCGCGTTAAAATGGGGCCGGTCGACACGATCCGGGACGCAATCGGCGTGACCGAGGTCGGGCCTCGCCTGGCTGAGTTCAAGGCGGTCTTAGACGGCCACGGCTGGACGCACCAGCGACTCGCCGCCGGTGAGCTGCCGCCCCGCGAGGTCCTCGTGGAGGCGATCAACGCAGCCCACGAGGTCACGGTCGACTTCCGGCGGATGGGGCGGACGGGCAAGTGGTTCAACCAGTTCATCGCCTTCCTCAACGCCCATTTGGAGGGCGTCGATAAGACGATTCGGACAGGGATCCACCACCCGAGCCGCACACTGGCCCGCGCCCTGCCCTACCTGGTAGTCCCCGCCGTCCTCCACTGGCTCTTGCACCGTGACAAGGACTGGTACCAGGAGCGGCAAGCCTGGCAGGACGCCTACTGGTGGATCACCGACGAGGATGGCGAGCCGGTGGCGAGGATTCCGCGGGCCCACGAGTGGGGCCTGGTCGCCAGCGGGATGGAGGCGATCCTGGATTCGATTTACCGCCGCGACCCCAAGAAGATCGAGAGCTGGGTCTCCCACGCCTACGCCACCGCTAGGCCCAACACGAACGTCACCGGATTCGGCACCTTCGCCGAGGTGTTCAGGAATTACGATTTCTTCCGGCAGCGGCCGATCGTCAGCGAGCGGCTCCAGCGGCTCCAGCCCCGCCACCAGGCCTACAACTACAACACGCACCTAATGCGGGCGATCGGCGAGTACCTGAACCTCTCCCCAGCCAAGCTCGACCACGTGATGGAGAGTATGACGGGCGGCATGTACCGCCGGATCAGCAGCCCGCTGGAAAAGGTCGCCGGCGCTGACCCCCTTGAACCGCCCGACATCCCCGGGATCTCCGGCCTATCGGTTCGCAAGGACTATTCGGTCTCGACGGGCGAGTTCTACAGCGAGCTGCGAGACGTGGAGCGAGCCTTCAGCAGCGCGAAGCTCAAGGGGAGCCCTTCCCGGGAGCTGGCCGAGCGACACTGGCGGCTGGGGCAGGTGTCGACCCTAATGGCCGATCTGCGCAAAACGCAAACGGCGCAATACCGGGCCAAGACCCGCGCCGAGCGATTCAAGACCGACCGCTACATCACCGGCCTGGCCCGCTGGGCCCTGGGCAAGCCCGAGCTGGAGCGGTATCCCAACCCGCTGGCCGCCGACCAGCTTCCCGATCACGTCCGCCGTGTACGCGACGAGCACCTCCAGGGCCGGGCTTACGCCGTGGCCTGGAAGGCCAAATCGGACGGGGGCACCCGCCGGAGTGCCCAGTATCTCCGCGACACCGGCGCCAACCCGGCCCGGTTGCGGGGCTTGCTGTTGGAGCAGACCGTGAAGCTCCAATTCCGACCCGAGACCCGATCCCTCTGGCTGAAGCGGCTCAAGGACCGCATGGAGGAATGATGAATCTTGCAGACCTGGCCGGGAAATTGGACTCGATCGAGCAAAAGGTCGAGGAGACACGGAAGGCCGCGGTCCACCAGGCGGCCGTTTGCGACACGACCCGCCCGCGGCTCGACGAGCTGGAGCGCAGCCTGGGCGGCAACAGCCGTCCCGGGCTGGTGGAAGACATGGCGGAGGTCAAGGCGACCCTCAAGACGCTCCGCTGGGTCGCCTGGTTGACCGCGACGGTCGTCGGGCTCTGGATCTCAATCCGCACCGTGTTCGGCTAGGCGGCGAATCACCCGGAACCCAATGTCCGCCCGCGACTTGTCGCCCTCGAACGTGAACCGGTTGGCGCACCGGGCGAACTTCCACTTGTCGGCGCCGAACTGCACTGATCCGCCCCGGGTGAAGGGCAGCTCTGCGGAAAGACCGTCACGGCACCACTCCAGGGCGTTGCCGTGGACGTCGTAGAGCCCCCACTGGTTGGGCGCCAGCCGGCCGACCGGCTGGACCCGGCCCTGGGCGTTGTCGCAGAGCCAGGCAAAGCGGGGCAGGAGCCGGAGATCGTCGCCCCAGCAGAACAGCCCCTCGGTGCCGGCGCGGCAGGCGTACTCCCACTCGGTTGCGCTCGGTAGCGTGTACTCCGCCCCCTTCTCCTGGGGCTCCTCCGAGAGCCGGCGACAGAACTCGGCAGCCTCCCCGGCGGTGAGGCCGGTGACCGGCAGGGGGGCGTCGGCGCCGGGCCGCTGGCCCGCCAGGCGGGCCCACTGGCCCCGGGTCACCTCGGTGACGCCCGCATAGAAGGCCTTTTCGATCTTCTTTTCCTGCTGCGGGGCCTCGCTCTGGTAGCTGCCGATCGTCCAGGGGGCCTCGCCCTTGGCCTGCACGTCGGCAACGAGCTGCTTGACCATCGCCTCGGGGGTGCCCATCTGGAACTTACCGGGGGGAATGAGCACGAGCTTCATCCCGATCGAGTTGGTCGTCTCGGCCGGGAGCTTCAAGTGACGGGCCCATTGCCGCTGGAGCACCTTGGCCTGCTTGGCGTCGAAGGGCGCGACGGCCAGCGGGGGTTGGCCGGAGGGGGTGAAGTCGTCGCCGCCGAGGTCCTTGAGCCGCCCTTCGACGGCGGCCCGCTGAAAGCCGGACAAGTCGGGCAGGGCCCTCAGGTAAATCTCCGCGGCCGCCAGGCGATCCCTCAGGCCCTTGGAGGCATTCCAGGCCTGGTGGCCCTCGGCCGCCATAGCGGGCCCCCGGAAGGCCGCCAGGCCGCGGCAGGCGTCGATCCCGACTTCCGGGTCGTCGGCCGCCACCGCCAGCCTGCGGGCGGCCACCAGCAGCACGTAGCGTTCAGCCGGACTGGATCCCTCGACGGTCGCCAGGAGCTTCCGGGCCAAGGCCGACTTCTGTTCGGCGCTGTCAGCCGCCTCCAGTTCCTCGGCAAAGACAGCCCGCAGCGTTTCCCGGGCCTGAGCTAATGCCGCTTCTTGGGGGATTGGCTCCGCGGTCACACAACAGAGAGCACAGAGAAGGACAGTTGGGCACATGGCGATTCTCCCTGGAGAGTGGATAAGAACGCCAGTCTGTTGTCAGTCTACGCGGTCGCTCTGGTGTGTCAACCCGGTCTGTTAAGTTGGGTAGAGCACCGGTCTACGGAACCGGAGGTTACAGGTTCGAACCCTGTGGGGTGTACTCAACTGCTTGACGCCACCTGCGTTATATCGTAGCCTTGGAGGGATGGCAACCGTGATGACCGAAGCCGAAATCCGCGAGCGGCTGGCCTTCAACGTCCGCCGGCTGCTGGCCTCGCGGGGCTGGAAGCAGGCCGATCTGGCCCGGGCCACCGAGGAGGCCGAGGGCCGCGTTTCCGGGCTCGTTCGCGGGACCGTCACGCCCCGGGCCGACTTCCTGGCCAAGGTGGCCGAGGCCTTCCGGGTCCCCGTCGACGAGCTGCTCCTGCCCGTCACTTCCGCCCAGCCTCAGAAAATCTGACGGAAATCCAGGCCGGCCCATTGACCGGTCCTGCGATTTATCGTAGACTTCGCCAGTGACGTTTTCACTGGCGGTTCTTGTTGGCCCAGGCTGGGCCTCCTGGACACGCCGCTACCGGGAACACCGGGCACGGAACGTCCAGTATGTACGACCTCGCCGATAATGGAAGTCGGGCTTCCCCCCCCCGCAATGGCGCGCAGCGTAGTAGACTTAAGGTGGGGCGGGATTCCCAACTTCTCGATGTCAGCCAAGTCTCCGAGCTTGTTCGAGTTTCTGGAGGACTATGCGCTGGCCCACCCGGGACTCGGCACGGACTCCCTGCGACAGATGGAAATGGCGGTTCGCCTCCTGGATCGGTGGGCCGAGCGGTCGCTCACTTTGTACGATCTCTCCGAGGGTCTCTTGAGGCGATTCATGGCCGACTACGGCGGGCGGGTCCGGCCTGCCACGGTCAACGCCAAGCTCCGCTCGCTGCTGGCGATCTGGCGGTTTGCGTACGACGAGGAGCTGGTCGACCGGCCCCCCCGCCGGGTCCGGCGGATGCCGGAGGAGCTGGCCGAGCCGGAGGCCTGGACGCTGGACGAGATCGAGAGGATCGTGAGTGCGGCGCGGCGGCAGCCGGGCGAGGTGGCCGGTCTGGCGGCCGGCGCCTGGTGGGTCTCGCTGCTGCTGGTGGCCTACGTGACGGGGGAACGACGGGGGGCCCTAATGCGGGTCCAGTGCCAAAACTTGGACCTGGCCGGCCGCTCGATTCTCTTCGCCCGGACCAAGCAGCGGCGGGCCCGCCGCCGCGCCCTCTCCGACCAGGCCGTCGCGGCCTGCGCCGCGATCTGGTGCCCCCACCGCGAGCTGCTCTGGCCGTGGCCCTTTTCCCGCGAGTGGTTCGATGCCTCGCTGCGGAAGATCCTCCGCCGGGCCGAGGTCTCCTTCGGCCGCGGCCGGGGTGGCCTGATGCACAAGTTCCGCCGGACCTCCGGCTCGATGGTCGAGGCGGCCGGGGGCGACGGTTCGCGCCACCTCGGCAACTCGCGGCGGGTCTTCGAGCGACACTACGCGGCCCCGCGGCTGGTTGGCGATCCCACCAGCCGGCACGTCCCGAAACTACGGGACGAAGAAGGGCCGATGTGGGTGATCTAATTCTCTCCACGGAGGGCTTCTAATGGGTGCCGTCCGCAACACCCTGCCGGCAGCTCTTACTTTTACCCCCAGGAGAAGACCAATGAGCGGTTGTTTAGGCGCAGAGGAACCCGGCGACGTTTCCCGAGCACTCGCCGAGTTGGACACGAGCAACGCGCGGATGAAGGCGGCGCTCGGGGGCCTCCACGAACGCCTGGCCGTCGTCCTGAGGCGGCAACAGACACAGGCTGCGGAGCAGGCCCCTCCGGCTCCTCCATCACCCGCCTATGGCTGCGACCTGGCCCAGGGCATCCAGGAGCGAGCCCAGGAGCTGGACCAGAGCACCCAGGTTCTCACCGACCTCATCACCCGTATCGCCCTCTAACCGACAGGTGCCCCCATGCACCGTGCGGTCCTGGTCAGTCACGAGGCGGCCCGCGGCTGCGGCTTCCGCAAGCCGGGTGGGCTGTACCTGGTCGCGCGGGGGCCCGGCCGCCCGTGCGGGAAGCTGCCGCTGCCCCTGGAAATCTGCCCGACCTGCGGGGCGGGGATCAAGCCGACGCGGGGCTGGACGTGGGTCAACAGCACCGCCCTGGCGGCCACGGTGGCCTGCCGCTTGCCGGAGTGCGATGGCCTGTGCCCGATGGCCCGCGGCGTCGGCCGGGCGGGGCTCTTGTGGATCGGGGAGAAGTTTTACCCCCGGCCGGCAGACTGGCTCGACGAGGCACAGCGGATGGGCGTTAGCCGGCGGATCGCCACCGTCCCCCGCGACTTCGAGCTGGGCAAGACCTGGGTTCTCGCGGCCCACCGCAAGGGGCTGCGGTGCCCGGATGGGAGCTTCACGCCGGCGGTGTTTCGCGTTTTTCAGCCCACCGCCGTCCAAGTCGTCGTCTCCGGCGAGGAGAGCGACGAGCAGATTGAGCGGCTCCTGGAGCGGGGACTCCAGCCAGTCAAGGTGGTCCAAACGCGGGACCAGCACGAAAGAAGGTGAACATGGGAGGCCCAACCGGGGATCAGCGCCGGCTCTTGCGAGCCATCGAAAGCCAGCGCGGAGCGGCTGCCGCGCTGGAGTTTGCGCTGGCCATGGAAGAGGACCCCAGCCACTCGTTCACGCTGACTTTACGCCATCTAACGGCGCTGATGGCCGCCCTCAGTGAGGTCGCCGACAGCGACTCCCCGATGGCCAAACCCTGCTCGACGGTTGCAGGTCACGTGTACACCCAGATCCCCGGGCATTGGATCTACCTGTTGGAGATGATCCCCGATGACTTCAAGTAACACAGACCAGTGGCAGTGCCCGCTCTGCGGGCGGAGGGTTTCTCGCCGCGGCCGGGCCTCGCATGTTCGCTTTCACAAGCGACACCAGGGCGCCGTCTTCACCCCCGACCGCCGCGCCGCTCACCGGCCGATGACGCTGAAGTGGTACCACGCGGACACCTCGGCCGTCTCCAACTCGATGCGCGAGACCCTCAGGGCGAAGGGGCCGGCCTACTACCACGGCCGCTACGTCACCGGCGAGTATGCCGACGAGCGGACCAAGGCCAAGGACGCCGGCTCCATCGCCCATGAGGCGCTGCTCTGCCCCCAGGGCCTCAACGGGGTCTTGGCGGTGATTCCCACCTCGGCCCTCAACGAGCAGGGACACCGCAAGGGGGCCGCCTGGAAGAAGTGGGCAGCGGAGCACGAAGGACGATACCACATGAAGCAAGAGGAGGCGCAGCCGATCCTCGCCATGGTCAACGCCGTCCGTCGCCACAAGACGGCCGCCCACATGCTGGACAACCGCCTGGCCACCGAGTACACGATCTACTGGATCGACGAGGAGACGGGGCTACGACTGAAGTGCCGGCCGGACTTGATTTCGAGCTGCCCGGGGGGCGTGGCCTTGGCCGACTTCAAGGTGACCCACCACGGGACGCTCGCCGGCTTCATGAACCAGGCGGTCGACCTGGGCTACCACCGCCAGGCGGCCTTTTACTGGAAGGGGGCCGAGGCGATGGGGCTGAAGGTCGTGGTTTTCGTGTTCATCGTCGTCCACGCGGCGCCGGCCTACGAGGTCTTGACGCCCTTTCTCGAGGAACCCGACTACGAGCTGGGAGAGGAGCAAAACCGCCTGACCCTGCGGGACCTGGCCCAGCATTACCAATCCGACGTCTGGACACCGCCCGGCTACGGGGAGCTGCTGAGGGTCGGGCTCCCGCAACGGGCCTACAAGGAGGACCCATGGGCACTGGTAAAGAACTGACCACGCTCGGCAAGTCGGGGCTGGTGATTCGCGCCAGCCAGGAGCGCCTGGATGAAATGCAGGCCGTTGCAGACGACTGCTGCGGCCAGCTCATCAAGGCGGAGAACAAGTTTCGGGCCTCCCTCGTCGTCGCTGCGGCGATCCGGAGGCTGCACGAGCTGATCACCGACGAAATGATGCAGGACATCGTCGGCCTCCAGGGGCTCGGCTGCGGGTTTCGCACAGACCGCGACCCGACCGGCAAGGTCGGGCAGGCGCAGGCGCCCTACGGGGTGGACGTCGTGCGGACGGTGTTCATCGAGGCCGCGGCGAGGGGGTTTTATCCGCACAACAACGAGTTCAACATCATCTCCGGCCGGTTCTACGGGGCCCAGGCCGGTTTCGTCCGGTTGGTGAAGCAGTTTCCCGGCTTGAGCCATTTGCATGTTCACTACGGCAAGATCGAGGTCAAGGGCGACAACGCCTACCAGGACGTCGTTGCCGAGTGGCTAGTCGACGGCCAGCCCGACAAGCTGGAGTTTGTCCGCAAGAAGCGCCCTGATGGTTCCGAGTTTGATGAGCGCCTTGTGGTGCGGAACAACGAGAAGATGCAACTGTCGGCCGTCGAGGGCAAAACGATCAGGAAGGTACACAAGGCGATCTACGAGCGCCTGACCCGTAACGTGATCGACATCCCGGACGGTGAGGTGGATGACGACGTCACACCCGCCGCGGAGGAGGGTCGAAAGGTCGCCCAGAGTGGCCTCTTCTCCGACGAGCCGGTGGAGCCCGCGCCCGAGCAACATGACCAGGGCGAGCTGGTCGAGGAGTATGAGCGCGACCTAGCGGAGTGCACGGAAAAAAACCACGTCAGCACAGTGGCCAAGCGAGCCGGTGGAGACGGCCGACTAACGGACAAGACCCGCAGGGAGATCGCCGGCAAGTGCTCCGACCGCCGCAAGGAGCTTTGACACTCTAGCCCGGTCCGGCTCGTCGCCGGACCACCCCGCGCCCCGCCCGCGGCCGGTTGTTCCACGCCCCGGCCGCTGCGGGGGGGGGCGGGAAAAGGAGCCCCAATGGCTACAGCCCGCCTGCCGATCTACCTTCGCCGTGAACTCTGGCGGTCGCGCCGGGAAGCCGATTTCTGGGACTACCTCCAGGCGATCGTCGGCCGCCTGGGGATCGCCGGCGGCACGATCACCGCCAAGGTCCACGAGGGCCGCGTGGTCGACCTCTCCTTCCACGCCGTACGGCTGGAGGGGCGCCGCTGGCCCGGACCCGAGCTGGCAGGCCGCATCGAGCGGCTCCTGGCGGGCTCGCGGCTGCGGTTCGGGGCCTTGACCCTGCGGGTCAAGAACGGGCGGCTGGCCTGGGTGGACGTGGCGACCAGACTGCTGGCCAGGGAGGGGCATCTGGAGCTGCTCACCGAGCTGCTCTACGACGGCCTGCCGCGGCGGAGGCCCTCTGTCGCCTGACATGGGAGAAACGTGAAATGAAGCTCGAAGACCTGCTGGTCGAGGGAAGATGCTGTAGCTGCCACGGGGGCCTGGCCGGTGGGTGCCGGCTGATTGGGGTCGCTCGGCGGCCCCGCTGGGAGAACCCGTTCATCCAGGGGCCCGACTGGCGGCTGGCCATGGCGATGGTCTGTGTGTCCTGCTACGAGTCGAAACGCCCGCCGGTCTCGGCCGTCGAATTCCGCAAGGAGGGCATCCGCTACCACGCGCTCGAGGAACTGGAGGCCGTCGCCCAGTTGCCGGACAGCCTGCCCGAGGTTGTCGTGGAGACCTTCAAGGTCATGTTCAAAACACGGCGCACCAAGGAGACGTGTTGTCCGACCTGCGGCTCGCCATTCAATACGATCACGACGATTGGCAAGGACCCAGAGGGGTTGATTCCGAGGCTCGGCACACTGGGGCTCTGCCCCCACTGCGGCGCCCTGTTGCGGGTGGTGGATGAAGGCTGTGCACTGGCCGACGAGGCCGAACTGGAGGGCATGACCCCGCAGATGCGCGGCCTGCTGGAGGCCTGGCGGGCGGAGGCGATGACCAAGAAATAGAGGAGGAGCGAAATGGCTACGACACGTGTGGTTCTCCACCGCGAGGACTTTCGGGAACTGGTCCAGGGCCGGGTGGCCCACTGCGAGGGGGCGATGGTGATCCTCGCGGACATCGGGTACCTGGCGATGTGCCACGAGTTGCAGCTCGCCATCCAGGGCGATCCGAGCTTCCGGCTGCCGGGGGAGCGGGCCGGCGAGGCCGTGGCCCTGCTGCGGGCGTGGTGGGACGGCATCTGCCGGGCCCGCGACAAGCAGACGCGTAGCGAGGGGCTACGCGAAGTCATTGAGGCCCGGCGGGCATTGGAGGCCTGGTGCCGAAAAGACCAACAGCGAAAGGATCGGCCGTCATGAACAAACTTGAGGTAGCGAAGATATGTGCTGAGCGGTTGGGCTGCTGGGGGGCCGAGCTAACCAAGCAGCACGCCACACCCGTCTTACTACTCGGCGTCGGCCAGGACGACCAACGCGGAGAGTTGAACGTGCTGGTCTGCGAAGAAGTCGAGGACAAAGTGTTGAAACTTATGGTCACGGCGATCTTCCAGCAAGTCGTCTTGGATAAAGAGTGTCGTCTTGGATAAAGAGCAATGAGCAAAAAAAAGAAGCACAAGCCTGTCAAACTCGGCCCGCCGTGCCCGCGGTGCGGGTCGCGGCGGACCGCCGAGCGCGGCGAGCTGTTCGCCTGTGCGGACTGCGAAGCGTTGTTCGATGGCAACCCCAACGAGGGTGGGGATTGGTCAGACCACAACCCGGCGGCGAGACTGGAGAGGGAGGAGCGGCGAAGGCATGGTGCAGGTTCACACTAAATTCGGGACGTTTCCGGTGAAACGGCGAGGCACCGTGGCGTTCTCCATCGTCGAGTCGAAAGGGGGATGCCGCCACAAGGGTCGCCTGTTGAAACCGGGAGACCTCACGATCATCGAGCACCGCAAGGTCCCGGCACAAGCCTGCGCCGCCCGGTTTGTTGCGATGGGCTGGGCCCGCTGGCTGGCGACCTACGATCTGGAGGGCCGGCTGTTGTTTTCCGACTCAGCCGTGGAGACAAAAGCACCTAAGGCGCAGGTCCGGCGGGCGTACCCGTCGGCCGACGCGGGAGATTGAGCAATGCCCAGGTTCCTGGTTGTTTGCGAGGTCCTTGCCGCTGCTGGTACCCAGACCTGGGCGGTCGAGGCAGCGGATGAGGACGAGGCACGCGCGAGATTCAATCGGGGCGAGGGCGTAATCGTCTCCGATGACGTCGAGGTGCTCAAGCTCGGCGAACCAGAGGTGGAATTGGACGCAGGAGATTGAACAATGCCCGGTGAAGACGCGAAAACGAGCCCCGAGGCCCAAGCCGAGTCGCTGCACACGCTTGTGGAGTTGAGCGGGCTGATTCACTGCGGCCAGCTTGCCCAAGTCATCGGGCGCCGCGTCGCCAGCGTGGTGAAGGAGTTGTGGGGCAAGTTCGATGCTGTGCAACGCGAGCGAGACAGTCTGAAGTCTGAACTGGCCCGGTGGCGCGAGTCCTACCCGGTAGAGCGGGTCTGCTGTCCAACGTGTGGCCACAAGTGGGCCGTTCCCAAGGAGCGTCTCGGCGACCCGGTGTGGGATTGTCCCCAGTGCCAGGCAAGGGAGGCCGGTGATGTTAGAGATGCCCCGCGGGGAGAGTGAGAAGGAAACAATGGCTGACCAGCTCCAATTATTCGATGCCGGTCCCCGGAAGCGCGTCCCCAGGCCCACATGCACGCCCTACCCGGTCGGCACCGGGCCGCGGGGCGAGACCTGTCGGACGTGCCGGTGGATCGTGCGGCTGCGGGGGCGTTACTTGAAGTGTCTGAAGGCCCGGGTGGCCTGGACGCACGGGGGCGCCACCGACATCCGAGCGAAGTGGCCGGCGTGTAAGGCGTGGGAGGCGAGGGAAGAACCATGACACCCAAAGAAATCCAAGAGCACACTGACAAGATCAACGCCATGACCCGCCTGGAGATGGCGCGGCTGTGGAGATTCGCCCCCTCGGGGCACCCCTACTTCGACAACGGCCTCCCCCTGTACGAGGTCTTCGAACAGCGGTTCAAAGAGCTTGGCGGGTTCAGCCCGGAGATCAGTAAGCAAATCGGCTGGTGAGGAACTAGAGCCCAGCAACGGTCAATGGAGGGACTGGGGATGCCCCGGCGTAAACCGATCCAAGCCGGCGACGCGGTCTACGTGTTTCTTGCCGGCCGCTACCGGAGGGCTCGCGTCCTGATGCACATGCGGGGGCGGGGGACGTGCCGCCTTCAGCTGGCCGGCGGGCAGCGACTCACCGTCGACGCTCGGGAGGCCAAGGCCGACGCGGTCGTCAAGCAGGAGGTCCAGCAGATCTACCGTGCCCTGGAGCAAGCCCTGGGCCGGCCGCCGACCGCCGCTGAACTGGCCGTCTACTGTGGGGTGGGAGCAATGGACTGGCTCAGAAACGGGAGGAGACGCGGTGTCCAGCGGTGATTACGTGGGGGTCTCGTAGGTACGGAGGAGCCCGGATGGCCCGGATACGCTCGATCAAGCCCGAATTCTGGACCTCGGAACAAGTCGCCGAATGCTCGCCGACCGCTCGACTACTGTTCGTCGGGCTGTGGAATTTCTGCGACGACCAGGGAGTGCACCCGGCGAGTACCAAGCAGCTCAAGATGGAGGTCTTTCCGGGGGATTCGTTCACCCTTCAGGAGATCGCCGACTGGATTACCGAGCTGCGGTGTGCCGGCCTGGTCGCCCAGTACCAGTGTTCGCAAGGCCTTTACTGGTGGGCAGTTACGGGCTGGCATCACCAGAAGATCGACAAGCCGACGAACAAGTACCCCCCTCCCCAGGCGGACGATGATGCGCCGACTGTTCGGCGAGCGGTTGGAGAGCGTTCGGGGATCGCTCGCCCTGGAGAGGAGAGGAGAGGAGAGGAGTCTACCGGAGGGGAGAGGAAGGGAGGGGAAGGTTGCTCCGAGCGTTCGAAGACGAACGGCTCGAAGCCGGCGCCCCCCCCCGATCCGCCGGACCCGCCGGAGGACGGCTTCCTGATCTTCCCCTGCTGCGGCCGCGACTCCCCGACCTGGACGCTGACTCAGGCCAAGGTCGCCGAGTACCGCGAGAGCTTCCCGGGGATCGACGTGGAGGCTGAGTGCCGCAAGGCCCTCCAGTGGTGCCGGGACAACAAGCTCAAGCGCAAGACGGCCCGGGGGATGCCGGCCTTCCTGTCGCGGTGGCTATCGAAGGAGCAAGACCGCTGCAGCCGCGGTCCGCCGTCGCAAGAGCAGCAGCGGGCGTTTGTGGACGTCTCCAAGTTCAAGCCGCCGGAGCCTGGAAAGTGACCTGGGAAGAATTCGAGGACTGGTTCAGCTACCACGCCAGCCGGTTCACGGGCCTGCATACATGGCTCGGGAAGTACGCCGAGAGCCGGGCCGACGCCCGCAACGAGCGGGAGCCGACGCAGGAGAGCATTTTGCAGGGCTGGTTTCACACGCTGGCTCAAGTCGACCTGGCCGACGCCAAGCGGGCCACGGATCTGCTGCACGCCGGGGACGAGCCCGAGCCGAAGGGCCCCGACAAGATCGCCGGGGCGGTGGCCCAGATCGCCAGGCGCATGCGGACCGGTGCAGGGTGGACCGGCCGGGAGGAAGGCCCGCGGATCGTCGGTGGCGTCGAGACCGTGGATTGCGTTACCTGCCAGGACTGGGGCCGGGTGTGGGTATGGCACCCCGAGGATATGGCCCGGGCGGCGGCCGGGAAGCTCAAACCACCGTTTCGATCCTGCCATGTCGCCTGCACCTGCCGGGCCGGCAACCGCTACAGGCGCACGCACCGGCTATTCGACCCGAAGCGCGATCTGCCGATCCGGCGGGCCGACGACGCCGGTCAATGGCGGACGCACGACTGGGGCGACCCGGCGGAGCACGAGGCGCTGCGGCGGTTCGTCGAGGCGATTCACCAGCAGCGGTCAACGGCCCAACCGGCGACGGACCCACAACAGGAGATCCCGTTTTGAGCCGTGGTTTTCAATTCAGCTTCGTCGTGTACGGCCAGCCAGCCACGCAAGGCTCGAAGATCGAGCACCTTATCCGGCGGAAGGGCGGCGAGGTCGTTATGAGAAACGGGCGCCCACTCACAGCACTCCGCGAGGACAACCCGCGGTTGCCGCAATGGCGCCAGGAGGTGGCCCAGGCGGCCCGGCGAGCATACTCGGGCCCGCTGATAATCGGCCCTGTGCGGCTCTCACTCGTGTTCTACCGGCCGAGGCCCGGCGGGCATTTCGGCGAGGGGAAAAACGCGGGCAAGCTCAAGCCGAGCGCCCCCGAGCACCCAATCAAACGGCCGGACCTGCTGAAGTTGGCCCGCGCCGTGGAGGACGCGCTGACCGGCGTGATTTGGCGGGACGATTCGCAGGTCGTGGAATATGCCCCGTGGGACAAGGACACACCCGGCCTAGCCAAGCGATGGGGGCCCTTCCAGGTGAAAATCAGGGTGGAGAGTGTTGACGGACGGAGGGAACAACAGTAGGTCTTTTGAACCCCTTTTCATGGAGCTAAGCGATGCCAAAAGCGAAGACTAAGGCGAAGCCGAAGACGACCAAGAAGGCCGAGCCGAGCGCCGAGCAGGCTTTCGAGGAGGCCCTCCGCCGCGCCAGCGACGAGCTGGTCGACGCAGCGCTGAGGCGGCGGGAGATCGAGGGCCAGTTGAAAGAGGCCCGGGGCGACGAGCAGGCGGCGGTCAAGGCCGTGGAGCGATTGCGGAAGCAGGGCCCCGAGAACCATCCCCTATTCGACGGGCCGGCCGACAAGGCGCCGCCCCAGCAACAGCAACCCGACTGGCAGGCCCTCCCGCTGACCGAGACCGGGCTCTCCGACAAGCAGGTTGCCAAGCTCGACAAGCTGGGGCAGAAGACGCTCGGCGACCTGGCGAAGCTGACCGAGCAGAAGGGCCCCAACTGGCACACGGCGTTCCAGGGCAAGGGGGTGGGGCCGGCCTTCTCGGCGGCCGTCAACGCCCACATGGAGCGCTTCTGGCAGGCGCATCCCGAACTGGTGCCGGCAGAGGAGCCGGGCGTCATCGTCCTGACCGAGGACCTGGAGGGCATCGGCCAGCAAGGCGACCAGTGCGTCGTTCTGCGGTGGGACAACGGCTGGCCGATCGTTCAGGGGAGCCAGGGCGACACCCTGCTGGCTCCGACCCACTGGAAGTGAGGAGAGCCAGGCCATGAAAGCCCTCACCCTGTTCGAGCCCCACGCGACGCTGATCATGTGCGGCGTCAAGCGATTCGAGACCCGGTCGTGGGGTTGCGCGCACCGCGGCCCGCTCGCGATCCACGTCTCCGGCCGCCGCATCCAGGATCAACTCAACTGGACGGTTCACTCGCCGAGCTGGCCGGCCGACCTCACCCGCCGCACTCTTCGCGAGCTGGGCTACCTCGACGGCGGCGGGGAGCGTGCCTTTCTGCCGGGGGTGGTGTTGGGCGTCGTCGACCTGGCCGCGATCCACCTGGCCGAGAACGTCTCCCTCACACCCCAGGAGCAGCTCCAGGAACACGCCTTCGGGGACTGGAGGGCCGGCCGCCGGGTGTGGGAGCTGCGGAACATTCGCCCCTTTTGCGAGCCAATCGCCTACAAGGGGAGCCGCGGCCTCTGGGAGTGGGAGCCGCCGGCCGACTGGCAGTCGCGGCTGGAGGTCGAGCCGGTCCAACGGTGGTTCGTGGCGATCCACCTGAGCGCTACCCAGTGGTAACCAGCGCGGCCGGCGGCGCAACGGGGTTTCCCCTCCTGCCCTGGAGTCCGCCGCGCCGCGCCTCACAGGAGCCAATCAAATGAACCCGGGAATTTACGACTGGAGCGAGAAGTCTCCCCCAACGCCCGAGCAGATCGAGGAGCGGGCCCGGGCGATCCGCGAGCAGAACCTAGCCAAGATGCGCGAGGGGCTAGGCGATAGCCGGAGCCCCTCGAGCACCGGGCTCCGGGCCTACTCGCGCCAGGGCCGCTCCGGCGGTCCCTATCGCCCAGGAAATGCCTGAGCCGCCTTGACCGCCTGCCCCCCTTGCGAGATACTTCCCGTGGCCTCGGGGGACAGGCGGGCTCGACGTAGACGAGCAGGAGGGCCCGCCATGCGCGGCGCCGAGCCCGCGGACGCGACCCCTCAACCGCCCAGCCAAGACGGCCGGATGATCCTCTCCACACTCGACGAGGTCCGCGGCCTCATCCAGACTGGTGATGTCCTGGCCTACGGCCAAGACCACGGCCCAGGCGAGTGGATTGAGTGGTTCACCGACTCGGACCAAAGCCACGTCGCGACGGCTGTGGTGATCGGCGACCTACTGCTCGTGGTCGAAGCCACCGCCAAGGGGGTTCAGGTCCGGCCGCTGACGGTCAACTTCGAACACGCTGCCGACGTCTGGTTCCTCCCCTTGTCCGAAGACGACCGCGAGTTGATCCCCCAGGGGAAGCTGTTGACGTTTTTCGCGGATGTGTGCGAGCGGCGCGTCCCCTACGACTTCCGCGCCCTGTTCCCGTGGGTCTGGCGCCGCGGCCGGCCCCCGGAAGACTTCTCGCACCTGTACTGTTCGGAATTGGTCGCGCTCGGCTTCCGGCACACCAACCTCTACGCCGGAACCGTCGAGCTGACACCGGTGGAGGTCTGCCAGTTGGCCCTCTACGCGCCGCGCTACTACTGCCTGAAATGGAACTCCGCCGGCCCCAAAACAATCGCCGGCTACAACACGGTCGACCCGGCCGACGACGAGTTCGCCCGCCGGGGCGCCCGGCTTTAACCAGAGGGAGCAACCCCATGCTCGACGCAAGATTCGGTTTTGCCCTGCGGATCGCGGCCCGCCGGGCGTGGCGGCGGGGCCAGGTCAGCGAGGCGGACTACCGGGCGATCCGGGGCGTGGTTCGCAACCCGATTCGCCAGACGGCCGCCGGCACGGTCAACCTGCTAGAGGAGGCGCAGCGGGAGGTCCTCGAAGAGGCCTTCTGCCGAACGCTCGTCACCGACCCCGGCGTCGTTCCACAGGAGATTGATTGCGAGCAGCTCATCGAGCTGTTCGTTCAGCTCCTACCGTTGATTCTAGCCCTCTTCGGACTCTGAGTTTCGCGGCCCGCCCGCGACCAGGCGGAGGAAATCCCCAATGCCCCGTATCCGCGAGCTGCTGGACCTCCTGCGGCGGGCCCGGGCCCTGGAGGAGATTCCGCCGGTCCACGAGTTCGACCGCTTCCGCCATTGGGTGAAGCAGGCCGCCGCGCTGGTGGATGACGTCGGAGACCATACCGAGGACGAGGCCGACGACCACGGCGGCCAGGTCCTCGCCGCGATCGTCGCCAGCGACGACGCCTGGCGGACCTTCTACCGCGAGCTGCTACTGTACGTCCAAGACTCGACGATGCCCCTGCTCGTTCAGTTGGAGGAAGCTGCGCAGTCTGCCCAGCAGCGCCTCCGCGACGTGGTGCACGTCTGGATGGTACTGGCCGGCTGCGTCGGCCTCGACAATGACCAAAGGAGGCGCGAACCATGAGACCGTGCCTGCCGTGGGCGGTCGTCGCCCTTTGCCTCTTGCTGCCGGCCGCCGAGGCGGCCGACGTGACCCTGATCGGCCCGGAGCGCGTCGCGGTTGGCGAGCGGTTCGACGTGGAGGTCTCCGGCGTCACATGGGACGTGTCGCTGTACACAAGGCCAGACCTGCCGCAGACCGAATGGCGGGTGTTCAACGGCGAGCACGAGCTGCGCACGCATCTGGATATCCGCTGCGTCGTGGCCCCGGGCGAGACCACGATCTTGCAGGTCTTGGAGGACGGCCAGGTCAAGACCCTGGAGGTCACCGAGGCGGGGCCAATCAAGACGGCCGTCGTCCCGTTCTGCACCCTGCGGGCGCTGTCCGCCGGGCGAATGACCGTCGTTTTCCTGTACGTCGCAGACGGGCAGGCGAAGCTCTTGGCCCTGCCGATCGAGGTTGGCGAGGAGCCACCGCCCCCGCCACCGCCACCGCCACCACCCCCGCCACCGCCTCCGCCGCCCCCCGTAGACCAGTGGCAAATCGTGATCTTCCACCAGTCCGAGGACCTGGACAACCTGCCCGCGCCCCAGCGGGTGCTGATTTCCGGGCGAGCCTTCCGGAAATCGCTCGAGGAGCGTGGGCACAGCTTCGAGGGAGGCTACGACTACGACGCCCTGGCCGCCGGCGGTCGGACGGTGTGCGGCCCTGACGGCTGCTTCCCTGTTGGCCTGCCTGAGGACCTGAAGCCGTGGTGGGCGGCCGTTCAAGGGGCACAGCTCCCGGCCGCCTGCCTCGCGCCGATGGAGGGTGGGACAATCCGCGTTTTTCCTCTCCCGGCCAACAAGGCCGCGTTCTGGCAACTCCTGGAGAATCCACAATGATCCAGCGGTTTGACACCGACCGGACGGCCGACCTAAAGGCGCTGCTGGACCAGACGCCGGAGATGGGCGCCCTGCCCAGGCGGAGTGTGTACGGCGAGCCCGAGGGGCTGGTGCCGTTCGGCGAGGCCTACCCCGACACGCTGATCCAGCCGGCCGACTACAAGGAGGTCATCGCCGAGTGCGAGGCCGAGCGGGTTTTCCCGCTCTACCACCAGTACGCCAGCTGGGCGCCGCCGGGCGCGGAATGGAGCCAGGACGGCCTAAACTACTGCTGGGCCTGGGGGGTGGCCGCGGCGCTGATGGACCTCCGCAGCCGCGAGGGCCGCGAGACCGTCCTCCTCTCGCCGGTCTCGCTCGGCTGGACCGTCGGCTGGCGAAACACCGGCAACCACCTCGAATCGGCGATTTCGGGAGCCAGGCAGCGCGGGATCTGCTCGCTGGAGTTCACGCCCGAGCCCCACAGCCTGCGCCCCAACCGCTACAAGGAAGGCTGGGAAGATGACGCGCTGAACTACCGGATCGGCGAGGTCTGGGACTGCGACCCCCGCGCGATGCTCCAGCACGCCCTGACGGTCCTGGCCACCGGCACCCCGCTCTACATCGCGTACAACTGGTGGGGGCACGCCCTGGAGTGCGTGGCGGTCCGCTGGGACGAGCGCCAACGGGACAACGTCGTCTGGGTGATCCGCAACTCCCACGGCGAGGACGACGTGATCGAGCTGACCGGCAGCCGCGGTGTGCCCGACGAGGCCTACGGGCTGCGAGCGAGCCTCACATGAGCAAGGAACCCGATTCTCGCCGGAGGACCGCCTTGACCGTCTCGTGGCAGCACGGCGGGAAGCCTTCCTCGCGGATCAACCGGGCAATCGCGCGGTAGCTGAGCCCGTCCCCCCGAAGCTCGCCCATCCGCGCGATCGCGGCCTGCCCCCGGCTGTCGGGCACTAGCCGGCAGGGCAGGCCGCTCTTTTTGTGCTTGGGGCCCTCCTCGTCGAGCCGCCAGCCGTAACGCGGCCTTGACCCCATTCGCCGGCCCTGCTCCTGGTAGTGGAGCATCGCGGCCGAGGTCCGGGCCGCCAACTCTTCCCGAAAATACTGATCCAACGCCAGGGCGAAATGAAACATCAGCCGCCCCTGGGGCGTGGAGGTGTCGACCTGGAAGCCCGCCAGGGCCCACAGCGTCGCCCCTGCTGCGTCCAACCGCTCATAGAGATGGATGGCGTCGCGGAGGTTCCGGGCGAATCTGGAGAGCGTGTAGACGGCCAGGAGGGCCTTCTCGCGACACGCCAGGTCCATCGCGGCCTGCAGTCCGTCGCGGTGTCGCAGCGTCCCACCGCTGCGGAGGACGTCCTGGTAGTCCCCAAGCACCACGAGGCCGCGGGAGAGGCAGGCGGCCCGCAGCTGGTGGAGCTGGTGCTCGACCGATTCATTCTCCTCGGGCCGCGGGCTGATCCGCGCGTAGAGGACCGCGGCCGTCATGGCTGGTTTTCGTCGCATTCGGAAGCCTCCCGTGCGGTTTGCCGCCGGCCCCGGCGGGGCTACTTGTCAGAGCAGAAATACAGAAACGGGCTGTTGGCTCGTCGGCGCACCTGGATGATTTGGCCGACGTGCAAGGCGTCGTAGAGTTCGGGGTGCCGATAGGTGGCGAGGGTGTAGTCCCTGCCCCTCACCCGCACGGCGATATTGGGATTGCAATAGTCTTCGGGCTTGGCGATATGCACAACCATGGCCTTCATGATCTCATCCTCCTCCAGGGTTCTGCCGGCCGGGGGCCGGCGGGGCTGCTGTTCTCGGGTTCTGCTCGCGTTACAGGTGCTCCACCAAGTCGTCCCACTTCTCCGCCGCCTGCTCCAACTGTTTCTTCTGGAGCTTCTCCGCCTGGACGTCCGCGTCCCAGAGCTTCTTGTCGCGGAGGGCCTCGACTCGCTCGCGGATCAGGGCCTCCAGAACCGGCGGGTCCAGGGCGTCCAGCTCCCAGCTCTCTTCGCCGTGCAGGGCCACGTAGCCGGCGTAGCGGGCGTCGGTGACCTTGGCCGGGTTGGGCGGCGGGTCGTGCTCTGCGACCTGGTCCATGTTCAGGGCGATCCGGTCCAGCCTGGTGTTGGCCCCGAAGATCGCCAGCCGCTCCTCGATGTCGCGGCTCATGTCGATGCCGGAGGGGTCATGGTCGCCGAGGTGAAGCACGTACGTCTTCTGGCCGCCCTCCTCGTAGCGGGCCAACCTCCGGCCGGCCCGCCACATCTCACTCTGCGACGTGTAGCCGCGGCACGAGAAGTAGTCGCAGTCGAGCCGGCGGCAGACCCGCTCGATCACCCCGACCAGGGCGTCTTTCTCGATCCAGACCTCCACCCGGCGCGGCTGGCGGGCCCACTTGTCGATCTTGTAGCTGTAGGCCGCTGAGCCGATGATGTCGCCCGGCGAATCCCAATGGGAGGTGCCCTGGAGGTTTCGGGTGCGGTCCTCGATCGCCTCCCAGTCGATCAGCCCCGCCAAGCGGGCGTCACTCACCAGGGAGCCGAGCCGCTTGTACTCGCTCTGGGCGTTCGGGATCAGGTCCCGGGCCACGAACTGGTAGTAGAGCTGCCGCAGCGTCAGGGTGAAGCCCTGGGCCGCGTACTCGTCGATGATCTGGTTGGCCTGGTCGATCTTGGCCACAGCCGCGTTACGGAAGTCTCGGGCTTGATACGCGATCTTCATGACAGGGGTCTCCTTCTAGTTTGTGTGACGCAAGAACCGGTCGCAGGGGAAGCTGGTTGCGTCCCCGTCGATCGGCAGGCTTTCGGTGGGCAGCTCGCCCCAATCCCCGGCGACGTCTTCAGCGCCGTCTTCCGAGATAAGGACCGAGTCGTCTTCAAACAGGTGTAGCCAGTATTGGCACATGAAAGGTCACTCCTTCATTCGTAATGCCGGCAGCCGCGGCTCTCGTGTTGGCCAGGCGTCTGCTCGACGACACAGAAAAACTCGGTCGGCCCATCGGTCTCACGTAGGTCGCTAGGCTCCAGGCCGTGGGCCTCGGCCTGGTCCAGCTCGCGGAGACACTGCTCGCCCCAGGCTCGGCGGGCGTCCCCGTCCATCTGCTTCACGAGGGCCGCCACGCGACCCTCTGCGGTCTCGGCGTCCTGTTTGGAGTGGAACCGCTGGTACTCCTGCAGCACGACGTCCTTGCCCCACCAGCCGCCCTCCTCCGGGCCGCCGTAGAACGGCACCCGGGCGTAGAGGCTGAGGTACCAGGCCTCGGCGACGGTCGGCTGGTCGCAGATCTCCTGGAAGGATTGCTCGATTCGGTTCATGGGAATCTCGGGGGCTTGAGGTTCACGCGGCCCAGGATCGGGCACACTCGATTGAACAGAAACGGTCGCTAAGGCCCCTCGGCCGGAATGTCTGGCCACACCACCGGCAGCTCCGACCGCGGCTCTGGAGGTGGGCCAACAGCCGGGCCTCGGGGCCGCGGCGGTCCTCCTGGATCACCAGGCCGCGGTTGCAGTGATCGCGGATCATATCCCAGAACTGAGCCACGATCGCCCGACCGGGGACGGGCCACCAGCCGCAGAGAGACTCCCGCCACATGGCGTCAGGCTCGGCGCGGGCCGCCTTGATGATGTCGACGTAGCGGGCTAGCGGGATCGGCCGGCCCTCGTAGGTTCGAATGACAAGCTTGTTCACGATTGGGTCTCCTGAGAAACGGGGTAGAAGATGGCGGCCGCGTCGGTGGGCTCGCCCAACTGGTTGTAGACCTCGGCGAGTCGGGCGGGCTGATGGTTGCACTTGGTGCGGAAGAGGTGGACCTGGTCGCCCGCCTGCATCCACTGGACCAGCCGCTTGCGGACGGCCCGCTCGGCGGCCGCGAGGTTGGGCTGGGTGTCGGTATGGCTGTCCCAATAACGAACGGTATAGGCCGTGTTGGGGGCGAGGCCCCTGGCCACGTCGGCCAGGTGGTAGATGTCCTCGGGCTTTCGCCAGCAGCCGCAGCGGTGTTTGGGGTTGTCCGACTCCAGCCGGACCCGGGTGTCGGACCGCTTGGCCACCCGTAGATGCCGGACCCGCCAGCGGCCGGGCACGGGGTAGCAGTCGCCGCAGCGGGTGTACACCTCGTCGCCGGTGCGGAGTGGATAGCCATCTGCGGTTTTCATGGGTCGGTCTCCAGGTTGGGGTTGAGGGGTCGTCGCCAGCAGATTATTGGGCCCATTAGTCAAGGGTTTTAGTGGGCCCAGAAAAAGAAGCGACAGTTTGTCGTAACCCGTTGGCGTGTAAGGGCGACAGTGTTTTGTCGCCAAGACCAGATTGGTAGCGAATGAAGGTGGACACTTTGGTCGATGATAATAGCCAGGTGGCGGGTCTGGATTGGGGGGGTGGCTGGGGCAATTTGTTGGGCCCGGTATAATGCAGGCATGGGAAAGAAACGCGGGCGGCCGGCAACTGGCCCCAACCCAACCCGGAAGGTGACAGGCGTCCCCGACGTCGAGTGGACGCGATGGGAAGCGGCCTGGCGCGTGGCGGGCTACCGGAGTTTCTCGTCGTGGGCCAAGGCGATCCTGGGCCGTGCCGCCAGGCGGGCCATCCGCCGGGGCAGAGCAGCCCGGGCACGTGCCGAGCCACCCGCAGCCGCCAGCCAGCCGCCAACGCCCGAGCCCGAGCGGCCGCCGGCCGACAAGCGGGACCCCCTGGCCCAGGTGCCAGGTGAACCGCCGGCCGAGGACCAGGCGGCGCTCCAGGAACCCGCGGTGCAGCCGACGCCGGAGCCGGCCCAGGAGCGGCCGACCTGCGAGACGTGCGCCGCCTTCATCCCGAAGCCCGAGAGCACCATCGGCATTTGCCAGCAGCGGGGAGAGATCGTCAGGGCCGCCAGCCGGGAGCCGTGCTGGAGGGGGGAGGAATGAACGTTTGAAGTAGGCGGGAAGTAGGCGGGAAGTAGGCGGGAAGTAGGCGGGAAGTAGGCGGGAAGTAGAGGGGAAGTAGAGGGGAAGTAGCGTGGTCCCCAGGTGCAGCACATGCCGGTACTGGGCGAAGCGGGCCGACGGCGCGACCGGCGATTGCCGACGCCGCTGTCCAGTCTTCCGCGTCGAGGGCTTCGGCATCGAGGAGCCCGTCGAGCCGGCACACCCAGTCACGCCTGTCGATCACTGGTGTGGGGAGTGGCAGCCCAGCGAGGCCGCGGTCGCCAAGGCGGTTGGGGTGCCCAAGATCGGAGGAGGGTGATGCGTCCACGCTGCACGGAAAACAGTTTTCCGTGTTGGGGTGAGGTGGGGTTAGATCGAGGAGCCCGACGGCGGGCTCCCGCGCGCGAGGCCGCCGCGGACAAACGCTGTCCGTCCGCGGACAAACGCTGTCCGCACGCGGACAAACGCTGTCCGCGAATCCCCCAGCGGCGGGGCGTGGTGACGGGTGTGGCGACGAGCGTCCCCTCGTTGACACGCCGGCCGCCAAGCTGGGCGAGCTGGGCAGCCAGCCGGCCAAGGCGAAGCGGAGCGGCGGCGGTCGGCGGGGGCCCCATCGAAGCGGAATCCGAACCGCCCCCCCCCGGCAGCGTGCCGGGGGCCCCAACACCTACGCGCCTCCCCTCGATACTCTATTTTTCGCGTAACCCGTTTCCCCGCAACGCCTTCTAGCCGCCCCTCCCGGTCCTATCCCCTAAAACCTCTCTAAACCACCCCTTGACACATAGAGTATCTCAGCGTTACTTCTTGCGCTGAGAGCGCGTTGGGGGTGCCCCTGCATTTCAGACGCCGCCCCCGCCTAACACGGAGGCCTCAGTGGTGGCCAATCCCGGGCAGGAACCCGACTCTGCGAACCGGCCGGCTCCCCCGGTGATCTGCTTCCGGGCTGGTAGACGGTCGTACACCTTCGAACCGCTCGCCGACATCACGCTCCCCGAGCTGTTCCGAATCCTCAAGGCCGTGATGTTCCTGGTCTCTTCGATCAAAATGCCGCCCGTCCTGGTGCTGAACGCCTTTGCAGGGCTCCCCGAACAGGTCTTGCGGCATTTCCGGGTTGAGGAGGCCCCGCGGATCGTTCAGGCCAGCCAGCTACCGCCCCTTACGGGGCGCAACGGCGGAACGAAACACCCCCACCGCTGAGGTTCACATGCCACGGGCCGAGAAAACCACGATCACCCTAACGCCGGCCTTTTTCCAGGCAATGGCGAAGCTGGCTTGGGCCGACCTGGACCGGTCGTCCAGGGACCAACTCGCGGCGAACCTCGTTTTGCGGTTTATGGGTCACGGGTCCGAGGTGTTGGACATGGTGACCGCCGAGGAGCTGACCGGTGTTGCCCAGGAAGTGCTGCGGGAGCGTGACCTCAAGGGGGCGGTGGCTGCCGAGTTCACCGACGAGCGGTTGCGCCGGTTCGTCGGGGAGGTTGTACAGGGGCTGCTTGAGCACTCGCGGTCCCGGTGGCGCGAAATGGTCCGCAAGGAGGCCGGTGCCCAATTTGAGCGTCTGATTGCAGGTCTCGATGGCGAAATCCAGGCCGAGGTTGCCAAGTACGCCAAAATTCCCGAGGGGGCGGTCCAGCAGGTCTTACAGGACTTGGATGCCCACGTGCGCCAGCTAATGCGTCAACGCACGGAAAAGGCGGTCGACAAGGCGACCGAGGGCCTGGAAGCCCAGTTGATACGGGGCGTCTCGGAAGCGGTGTACCGCAAGGCTCTTGCGATTGCCGAATCGAAGGTGCTGCACCAGGAGGTCTCGGATCACATGCACCAAGTTGCCTGGCGCAACGGGCTCCAGGCGGTACAGCGGGCGGTCGAAAGGGAGCGCGAGGGCGAGGGGCGACCACGGCCCTGGCGTGACAGGCAGGAGGAGGGGGAGCCCCGTGACGATTAGCCGGCGAGGATTCTTCGAAACAACGGCGGCCCTGTTGGCGGGCTTCGCGGGGCTCCGCCGGCTCCTGGGGTGCCCTCAGGCGGACGCCCTACCGCCGCGGAACTTCAAGCCGTGGGACTTCGAGCCGCGGGGCTTCAAGGACTCCACGCCGACAAGGCGGGGTTCTACCTGCCCGGAACCCCTGGGAATCGACTACTGGCTCAAGCTCCCACCACGAATCCCCCCCCAGGAGCCTTAATCCGAGCGGCTACAAGCCCTTAACAACCTAACCGGGCAACCGGCGGCGGCCCCAGGCCAGGGGAGTCGGCGGGGGCTCAAAGACAGGCGGCAGTCTGGTGCCAGACCACTGGACTGCCGCTTTTTTGTTTCTTGGGCCCGCCCGGGCCTTTTTCGGGAGTGGAGCAATGCCACGCAAGATCGACGGCCGTCCGCTTTCAGCAAAGGAGCATCGCCAGTGGAAGCGGGTCAAGGCCTCGACCGGCTCCGGCGGGGCGGCCACCAACGCGGTGCGGCGATCGCGGCGGCGCCACCGCAGGGAGTAGCCCGTTGCTGGCCAAGACCACGATCCGCCGACAGGCCGAGCAGTATGGGCTGTTGGACCACTTCACCACCGAGCGCGAGCGGCTCAAGGCGGAGGGCAAGTCGGTACCGGAGGCCTGGCGGCTGGCCTACGAGCGAATCGTCAAGCCGGCCGTCGAGCACGGGCAGCGGGAGCCGGAACCGGAGGGAGGTCATTCGCTGCCGCCGCGACCCACGATCGGCGACGAGCGACTGACGATCGTCGAAGAGATGCGATGGGGCCTGGAGACGATCGGCCACTACCGGGCGACCCGCGAATGGCCCAAGAAGTGCCCCTGTAAGGGGGCCTGGTTTTGGTTCGACCTCGGGCTAGCCAAGCCCGACTACCTCGGCAACTTGGTGCTCAAGACGGCAATGCGAGGTGAGGAAGACGAGGGGGAGGACTGGCTTTGTCATGGTAAGCAGCAGCAAGACGAGCTTGAGCGATTCATCGCCGAAGTCCAAGCCGCTCTACCCGCAGGTCCCCAAGGACCTCCTGGGAAACCTGCGGTGGCGGCGTGAACTGATCCGGCGGGTGATGGACGATCCGCAGCGGGCCTCGCTGCTGCGGTGGGCCTGCGCTTCCGATCCCCTCTTCTGGATCAACTCCTTCGTCTGGACCTACAACCCTAAGTCGCAAGGCCGTAAGAAGTTACCGTTTGTCACTTGGCCGTTTCAGGACAAGGCAATCCGCGCCCTGTTGGACTCGGTCGGCAACCACGATGTGCTGATCGAAAAGTCGCGGGACATGGGGGCGAGCTGGATCTGCCTGATGGCGATCCTTTGGCAGTGGCTCTACCACCCGCTGACCAACTTCCTGCTCTCCAGCCGGAACGACGATTACGTGGACAAGTCGGACGAGCCGAAAAGCCTCTTCTGGAAACTGGACTTCGCCCTGAAGAACCTCCCGGTGTGGCTCCTGCCGGCCGGCTGGCACTGGCAGAGACACCGCAAGGTCAAACGGCTGGTGAACCCCGAAAACGGCGCCGTCATTGTCGGAGAGGCGACCACCGAAGACCTCGGCCGCGGAGGCCGCTTTACGGCGATCCTGCTCGACGAGTTTGCCGCCTGCCAGGTCGGGATGGGCATTCTGCGGAGTACCGGGGACGCCACCGATAGCCGCTGGTTCAACTCGACGCCCAAGGGGACCGGCAACGCCCACTACCGGATGGTCCAGCGGGCGCGGGAAAAACCGGAGGCGATTCGCACGCTGCGATTCCACTGGCCGGAGCACCCACAGAAAGGCGCGGGGCTGTACACGAGCGACAAGCTCGGGGCCCTGGAGATCCGCGACAAAAGCTACGCGTTTCCGCCGGATTACCCCTTCCTTCTGGACGGCAAGCTCCGCTCCCCCTGGTACGACCGCCGCTGTGCCCGGGCGGCGACCGCCGCCGAAGTGGCCCAAGAGGAAGACATCGACTACCTGGGCTCCGGCTATGGGTTCTTCGAGGCCGACAGGATCGAGGCCTTGATCCAGTTGGCCTGCACGCCACCCCGCCAGGTCGGTTTCCTCGACCTCGACGACGACACCCTCCAGCCCAAGGCCTTCCACGAGCACCCCAAGGGGCCGCTAGCCCTGTGGCTGGTCCTCGCCGCCGACGGCATCATCCCGATCGACCGCCCCTATGTGGCGGGTGTCGACGCCGCCGCCGGCAGCGGCGCCAGCAACAGCGTGATTTCGATCTGGGACGGGCGGACCGGCGAGAAAGTCGCCGCCTACGTCAATCCGCGAATCTCGCCGGAGGCCCTGGCGCGGGAGGCCGTGGGACTCTGCCACTGGTTCAACGACGCCTTCATTGTCTGGGAGGTCGGCGGCTCGGGCACCCAGTTCGGCACGGCCCTGATGGCCCTCGGCTACGGCCACTACTACTGCCGCGACAGCGAGGCGACCGAGCAGCCCAAGCGTGGCAACCGGCCCGGCTGGAGCCCGACGCCGGACAACAAGCTGCAACTACTGGGCGCCTACCGCCAGGCCTTGCACGAGGGGACCGTCTGCAACCGGGACGAGGCCGCCCTGCGGGAGTGTCTCCAGTACGTCTACACGCCGGCCAACACGGTCGAGCACCAGAAAACCGTCGACTGCGAGGACCCCAGCGGGGCCCGCAAGCAGCACGGGGACCGGGTAATCGCTGATGCCCTGGGCGTGAAGCTGCTCGGGGAGCGCGTCTACCAGCCGTCTGAACTGGTCTTCGAGGCCTCCCCCCTGTCCTACGCCGGCCGCCAGCAGCTCCGCAGGGAGCGAGCCGAACGCCGGCGTCAACCGCAATCGGAGTTCGTGTTTAACTGATGGACCCCCACGACCGCGACGACCGGGCTCGCTTGATGCGGGCCGTCGAGCACAGCCGCCGGAAACTGGAGCCCTTCCGGGTGAAGCGCACGGCCCTGCTGCGCCGCTACGCGGGCTCCGAATACTCGGACGACGGCGCACTCGAGCCGACGCCGGTCAACCAAATCGCCCAAGCCGTGGGAATCTACGTCCAGCAACTCGCCGGCGGCGAGCCCCAAGCCCTGGTTTTGACGCACAACCCCACCCTCCAGGTGGCCGCGCATGAGCAGACCCTCGCCCTGAACAAGGTAGCCAAGACGATGGGCCTGCGGCGGGTCCTTCAGCGGCTTATCAACAGTGCCCTGTTTGGCCTGGGGATCGCCCGCGTGGGGCTGGTGCCGATCGGCAGTCGCCCGACCAAGGAGCTGTTTCCTCACCTGGATGAAGACGGTGTGAGCAGGGTCGGCCAACTCGCCATCGACATCATTTCGCTCGACTCGTGGGTCCACGACATGTCGGCCGACGTCCCCGAGCAGGTCTGGTTTTGTGGCCACCAATATTGGGTCCTGCGCAGCGAGCTGGGAGACTTCCTGCCTGAGCTGCCGGCCGACGAGATCCCCGAACAAGAACGCCGCCCCCGGGACGAGGCCGGCCAGTCGCGGGCCACCACGATCAGCCGCGGCGAGACCGACTACGACGAGGCCGACTACGAACCCCGGTTCTGGCTCTGGGATCTCTGGCTGCCGCGGGAACAGGTCCAGATCACCACCCAGGTCGACGGAACCGGGGAATACGCGCACGTCCGGCCCTGGACCGGCCGCCGAAAGGGACCCTACATCTACCTCTACTACGACGAGATCCCGGACCAACTGATGCCCAAGGCGGTTTGCGCCGACCTGGCCGAGTTGCACGACAGCCAGAATAGCGCGTTTCGCAAGTTGATCGCCCAGACGAAGCGGGAGAAGGTCGTGACCGGCTACCGGCCGGGGCACGAGGACGACGCCAAGCGGATCAAGGAGGCCTCGGACGGCTCGATGGTCGCGATGCGCGACCCGCAGGCAGTCCAGGAGTTCCAATTCGGGGGGCCGACGCAAGAGGTCCTGGCAATGTTCCTGCAATCGCGGGACCTGGCCAGCATCCTGGGCGGCAATCTCGATTCACTCGGTGGGCTCGGACCGCAGGCCCAGACGGCCACCCAGGACCAGCTCCTCCACGGCTCGGCGGGGCAGAAGATCAGCAAGATGCAGATCGACACGACCTGCTGCACCGTGGAGCTGCTGGAGGCGATCCGCTTCCACCTCTGGCACGACCAGCATAGGCCGATCGACCTGGAGAAGGAGGCGCCCTTACTCCCCATGGGCCTGCCGGCCCAGTGGCCGCCGCGGACCGGCCTGGAGGGGGCCTTCGACGACTTCGAGATGCAGATCGAGCCCTTCTCGTTGGTCTACCGCAGCCCCGAGCAGCGGGTCGAGACGCTGCTGATGCTCTACGAGCGGGTCATCGTGCCGGGCGTGCAATCGGGCCTGATCCAGCAGGCGCCCAACACCGAAAAGCTCCTGGAGATCTGCGCCCGCTACCTCAATCAGCCGGAACTGCGGGAAATCCTGGACTTCACGACGGCCGACGACCTGCCGCGGCCCAGCCACGGCGCCACCCAGGCCCCGCATACCACGCGGGAGACGATCCGTCGCGGGGCGCCGGGCATGACACCCCAGGGTGCGGGGCGGGAGATGATCCAGCAACTCATGAGCGGCGGAAGGGGGCCCCAGCGATGAGCAAACGGAAGAGACGGCCGGACCTGCGGGCGAAAATCCCCTTCCCGCATTTGCTCCGCGACCCGATTTGCCGCAGCGACAGCCTTGGCGTTCATCCGAGGCAGATCCCCGAGGCTAAGGCCTACGCTGCGGAACTGGGCTGCGAGGTCGATTACGAACCGGACGGCACGGCCGTGATGAAGCGCAGCGAGCGGGGCAAGTACCTCGACCGCCTGGCCCGGGCCAAGCCAAACCAACCTCGAATAGTCGACTACAACCAAGGTTTCACGATCTGAGGCAAACAACCTAACGGAGGGCCGCGCTTCGGCGTGGCCACCGCAAGGGCAAACCGGCCAGGAGGGCCGGGACGGCCCGAAACGTCGCCCCTTTCGGGAGGGTCGCGCAGAGTGTGCGGCCCTCCCCTTCTTTCAAGGAGCGCGACGATGGCCGAAGAAGCCGATGGGGTTGCCCCCCTGCACGAGGTCGACGACGGACAGACCCCCACCGCCGAGGAGCAGGCGGCCGGCGACGCCAAAATCCTGGAGGCCTGCAAAGGCAAGTTCGAGGAAGCTGGCCTCTCCTACGAGCCGGAGCCGGGCGACGGGGGCGACGGCCGAGCAAAGCGTACACCGACTCCCGCCACGGGCGAGCGCAAGCCCCGCGGCGAAGGCGGACCGAGACAGCCGGAGGGCAAGCCCGAGGGGCTCGACCCGGCGACCTTGGCCCGCGCCGAGCTGGCCGGGATCAACCCATCCCAGGTCGAGCGCCTCCACCAGGCCGGTCTGCTGGAGGAGATCCTGGCGGCAGCCGACCGCCGCGCGATCGCGGCTTTCGAGCGGCCCCAGGGTGGTACAGCGGCGGGTGCCCCCGCGGCGGGCCAGGCGACTGCGGCCCAGCCGGCAGGCGGGCAGCCGCCAGCCCCGACCGGAGAGAACCAGCGTGGTGACCAGGCGCCGCCGCGCCAAGCCGAGATGCCTCCACCCCTGGCGGACGCCGAGGAGGAGTACCCCCCGGAGATCGTTGCCCGGGACAAGTGGCATCAGGAGCAAATCGCGGCGCTGCGGGCCGAGCTGGAGGGCATGCAAACGGTCGCCAATCGTTTCGCCCGCCAGCAGCAGACCCGCTTCGACTCGTGGCTGGACAAGCGTTTCGAGGAGTTGGACAGCGAGTTCTACGGCAAGGGCCGGATCGAGGATCTCCCGCCGGATTCCCCGGAAGTGATCCGGCGGCGGAAGGTGGCCACGGGCTACATCCAGCTCTGCGGGGCCTTCCAGCTCGACCCGGCCGACTGCGACGACTCCTACCTCCAGCGCGCCGAGACGGTCACCTTTCCCGACCAGGCAGCCAAGGCGCACGAGCGCCAGATGCAGCGGCGGCTCCGCGACTCCGAAGGTCGCTTCGTCTCCCCGCGGCGCCCCTCCTCGGGGCGTCCGCCCGCCAGAAAGACCCCACCCGTCGACGACGGGGGGGAGGACTTCCCGGCCGAAGCGCTCCAGAAGATCGAGGACATCGTCCGCCGCTAATCGCGCCCTGCGCGTTTATGAGGAGGACGCCCTATGGGTCTCCAAGCGGAACAAATCGCGGACGTGGTGGAGGTGGTCAAGGACGTGGAGCGTCCCGGGACCTACACCCTGCTGACGACCGAATTGCAGAAGTACCCGGCCATGAAACAGATCATGGCCAGCAAGAAGCGCAGCGAGCGCGGCGGGGAGCAACTCAGCTTCACCGCCATGGTCGGCTCGAACGACTCGGCCCAGACGACCGCGTTGTTCGGGGAAATCGACATCACCCAAGCGGACCTGTTCAAAAAGGGGCGCGTGCCCTGGCGGCACGTCACCAACTTCTACCTCTTCGACGAGCGGGAGCCGGAGCTGAACAGCTCCCCCCGCGACCTGGCGGACATCGTCCGCGGCCGGCGAACCGACTGCATGGTCGGCCTGGCCAAGAAGTTCGAGATCTGGTTTTGGGAAACCCCGACCGGCGCCGAGGACGCCGACGACGCCCCGCCCTACGGCGTGCGCTACTGGATCCAGCGCGACAACACCGACACGGACGGGGCCTTCCAGGGCGGTAACCCGGCCGGTTTCGCGGCGGGCTGCGCCGGCCTGTCGAGCACGACCTACCCGAACTGGGCGAACTACAGCGTCGGGTACGAGGACGTCGGCGAGGACGACTTCGTCAAGCGATTGCGCAAGGCGGGCCAGTGGTGCGACTTCGAGAACCCGGTGGTGGTTCCGGGGGACAGGACGGCCAGCTACGGGTACTACACCAACTGGACCGTCTTCGACGCCTTGTCCGAAGTGGCCAAGTCCCGCAACGACAACCTCGGCTGGGACCTGGCCCTACAGGCCCCGATCAACAAGGGGGTGGCGATCCAGTACGTCCCCTACCTCAACGGAGACTCGGAAAACCCGTTCTACGGGATCGACTGGGCCGTCTTCCGGCCGACCTTCCAGCGGGGCGAGTGGATGAACGAGACGACGGTCCCCCACCCCGGCAAACAGCACCGGACGGTGGCCACGTTTGTGGACTGCTCGCTGAACTACGAGTGCCGCGATCGTCGCCGCCTGTTTGTTCTCTACGAGGTCTGAGCCGACAGGGCGCCCATTCGCCGTTGTTCGTAAACACACTCCTCACCAGGAGGATCACGATCATGACTCTTGCTGCACGACTCCGCGGCCAACTCGGCTCGGAGCAAACCAACCGAGGCCCCAGCCGCGGAATCTGGGGCCGAGCACCGGTGCTGTCCGTCCTCGAAGGGACGATCGACGGCTATTACTGGTTCGACGACTTCCTCGATTACGTCTCCACCGCGACGACCGTCCGCAACCGCAGCGGCGTCCCGGTGTTCGAGGGGGATTGCACGGTGACCGGCGGCGCGCTGACCGGCGGCGTGCTCCAGTTGTTCGGGACCACCGACAACGAGGAGGCGGCCCTCCAGGTGGGCGGCGGCGCCTCGGCGCCGTTTGTCATCCCGGCCGACTCGGCGGACGGGCACACCCTCTGGTTCGAGTGCCGGGTGAAGAAGTCGATCATCACCGCCGATAAGGCGGGGTTCTACGTCGGCTTCGCGAGCCAAGGGGCCGGCGTGGCCGACTTCATCGCCGACGCCGGAAACGATTTCGCCGACGTGGACCTCCTCGGGTTCTGGAACCTGGAGGGGGAGGCGAACATCGACGCGATCTGCCAGAAGACGTCCGCCGCCTTCGACACCGTGATCGACGAGATGGAGGTGTTGGAGGCGGACACCTGGACCAAGCTGGGGCTGATCTACGACCCCAAGGCCGACGACGAAAAGAAGATCACCTTCTTCGTCAACGGCATCCCCCAGACGACCTACGTCGGGGAGGACTCCGGGGACGCGACGGTCTACCTGGGCGACACGAGCAACTTCCCCGGCGGGGAGGAGATGTCGCTGCTGATCGCGATGAAGATGGCCGCGGCCGACGACGTGACCGTCTCGCTGGACTGGTGGAGGTGCCTCCAGTTGGCCTGACCTGGAATTGCCCCCCCCGCCCGCCTTCACCGGCGGGCGGGGGGCGTCCTGTACAGGAGCACCCCCGATGCCCGACACCCCCGCGCTGCTGACCTTTACGGAGTACCTCGTCGAGTCGGCCGATCAGGCCGGCTGGGGCCGGGACAGCGACAAGTGGGACGACGACGAGACGGCCCGGCTGGGCCGGGCGATCAACCTCGCCTATCAGCAGCTCCTCTTCCCGCCGATCCTCCCCGGGGAGACGACCGCCCACCGCTGGACCTTCCTCCAACCGGTGACCACGCTGGAGACCGTCAACGGCACCTGGGAGTACGACCTGCCCGCGATCTTCGGGACGCTGATCGGTGACCTGACCTACGCCACCGACGACGGCGTGCCCCACGCGATCAAGCTCACCAACGAGGAGCGGATCCGCAAGCTGCGCAGCGACAACGACGCGGACGGCCGGCCGAACTACGGGGCCGTGCGCCCGGCGGACACGACGATGGCCGCGCAGCAGACGATGGAGCTGCTGCTCTACCCGACCCCCAATGACGCCTACACCCTGAGCTACGCCTTCGACGTCCTGGTGGTCGACCTCTCCGACGCGAACCCCTACCCGCTGGGCGGCCAGCCGCACAACCTGACGCTCTTGCAGAGCTGCCGCGACCTGGTCGACGTGCTGATCAACGACGGGGTCAGCAACGGGCGCGAACACGCCCGGTTTCTCGAGCGCCTGGCCGCCTCGGTGGAGTACGACCGCCGCAACGCCCCGGCCGCGCTGGGCTACAACGGCGACGGCGAGCGGCGGATCGTGGTCCGCCACGGCACCGACTTTAGCTGCTCGATCGCCACACCCCTTCCGCTCTAGGAGCAAACCAATGAAAGGTGTCCCCTTTGAAGTGCGAGAGGCGCTGGTCAAGTGGGCCACCCACGCGCCCGCAGCCAACACCGACGCCGTCTGCACGCTGGCGGCCGAGGCGGGCACCCGGCACGCCTTGAAAAAGGTCTGGTTCAGCTACGACGCCGACCCGGCCGGCTCGATCACGATCGTGGCCACGGTCAAGGGGGTCGAAACGACCTTCAAATTGGACGTGACGGTCAAGGGGGTCGACCGAATCGACTTCTCTGAACTGGCGATGGTGGGCGACGCGAACACGGCGATCACCATCACGCTGGCTGCCGGCGGCCAGGGGGTCACCGGCAAGCTGGTGGCGATGTACCGATAACGACGACCGCGGCGGCCGGGCCGGACAGCGGCGGCCGGGCCGCGCGTGACCAACTCTCCCGCTGTCAAGGAGGAGCTGACAATGGCTTCCCCCCACACGCTGCAGCGCTACTGGCGCGAGGCCCCCTGGCGGATCAACGACCTGGGCGACGGGGTCAAGGTGCCCCACAGCAAGGTCGGCCTGTACGAGATGACGGTCGCCGCGGCGACCGCCGAAACGGCGACCCTGCCGCGTCCCAGCCGCCGGGGCCTGCTGCTGCTGCTGGTCGCCACCAGCGTCGGTGGCGGCGGCCAGCGGACGATCACGGTCACCGGCGGCTACAACGTCGCCGGCAACACCTCCCTGGTGTTCGCCACCCAGGGCGGCTGGGCGATGCTCTGGTCGGTGGAGATCAACGGCTCCTTCCAGTGGGTGCTGATCCAGCACGAGGGCGTCACGGGCCCGACCATCGACGTGGGCGCGATCGACGTGGACACGGTTACCGTGGACACGGCGGTCAACCTGGCCGACGACGTCTACGCCCTGTTCGGCACCGGCTCGGACGTCAAGCTCCAGTGGAACGGCACGTACCTGGAAGCCGGCCCGGCGAGTGGATTCTGGGCCGGGGCCCCCAGCCCCGCGGACCCGCAGTACCACGTCCACGCCCACGAGTTCTTCGACGACTTCCAGGTCGCCCCCCTGGACGCCAACCTGAAATGGCACGAAGAGGACGACGGCGGCACGGGCACCAACGCCATCACGGATGCAGCGAACGGCGTCGGCACGGTCGTTACGGCGGCCGCCGACAACGACTACCACGCCATTTCATCGCTGGCGGAAATCTTCAAGTTCGCCACCGGCAAGAAGCTCTGGTTCGAGGCCCGCTTCAAGCTGGCCGAGGCGGCTACCAACGAGTCGGCCTGGTGGTTCGGTCTGACCGACACCCTGACGACGGGCGGTCTCCAGGCCGACGCCGCCGGCCCGCTGGCCAGCTACGACGGGTTTCTGATCTGGAAAGACGAGGGAACGCTCAAGGTCGACAGCGAGCTTTCCGAGGCCGGCGACCAGGACACCGACGCCGAGGAGGCCGATTTCGTCTCCAACAAGTGGTCCCGCGTGGGGTTCTACTTCGATGGCGTGGACACGATCACCCCCTACTACGACATGAACGAGGCGGGGGCGTGGACAGCCGGCACGGACAAGAAGTTCGCCGGCAACCTCGCGCTGGCCGACATGGACGAGATGCACGTGGTCGCCGGTGTCAAGGCGGGGCCCTCGGGCAACGCCGAGACGCTCCAGATCGACTACATCCAGGTGGTGCAGTTGCGATGACCGAGCCCCTGTTGACGATTCTGCTGTTTGTCGACGTGGAGAAGGACCCGGAGCTGACCGAGTTCTTCTTCACGGGGCTCCGGCTCTGGAATCGCCGGGCCATGCAGCGGACGCAGGTGATCGTGATTACCCAGAAGGGCCGCGACCCGCACACCCACCGGGTCGCGGCCCGCCAACCCTTCCCCGTCTCCGTGGTCCACGCCCTGCACGAGGAGGTCGGGGGCTACCCGCTCTGGGA